TTTAAGCACTCTAATATAAATTAAAAGAATATGTTAGAAGTAATTATTTTATCTTTATTAGTTGGTTATATTTTAGGTATAGTAGTAGGACGCAAAAAATCTTTTTGGTATGAATAATAAGAATATTAAAAAAATGATACAAAAGTATCAAAATACAGATTCTAAGTTAGATAACTTTATTTTTAAAGTTTTTCAAAAAGAATTTAATAACTATTGTAAAAGTTTATTTTTGCACATGGTCTATAAATGCAATAGTTATGATTCAAAAGGATTTGTAATTAATATAATCAATTGGGTTAATTATATCCTACAAACCGATTTAGATTATATGATAGTTGAAAATGAAGTAGATAGTATAAAAGTAAAAAATATTTTTATAACTATTCCTAAATCTCATAAAATAAACGATGATATTTTAGGGTTAATCTCTAATATTTCATGTAATAGATTATTAGATTATATTCTATATTTAGATAGAGAGATAAGCGATTTGAAACATAATCAAAAAATATTCTATCCATTTCTAAATAAATATGAGAAGTCAACCGATTATAATATTTTACTTCACTATTCTAATATGGTAGAATAAAAAGCAAAAAGAAAAAGATAAAGGGATAAATTTATTTTATCCCTTATTTTTATATGCTTGCATTTGCAATGCAGGAAACCGTGCCCCCCTCCCACTGCCTGGAAATTTTTAGCCTTCGTATTAAGGGCTTCCTTGAAAACCTACAAACCTAAGAAGAAAAACCCTAACAGCAATCGAGTAGTAAACCTTTCCATTACCCAATTAAAGAAGTTCTGTTTCCAGGAATATTCCACCTTAGTAATAACCAATCCTTTCCTAAACATCTTATCTTCATAACGATCAAATAAATCCCTAATATTCTTTTTAGGACAAAAGCTATAATCTAATCTCAAGGTAACTGTTATTAATTTATTACCAATCGTTAAAGGAAAAACATTACTCACCCTATTTATCACCTGAAGAACATCCTCAACGGTATAAGGTGTAATATATAAACCATTAGTGATAATCCAACGATCTTTATAATAGGATATACCTAAATCTAAATGATCTACACCCTTTAATAATTGCTCTGCTATCGATAATCGTTGAGTAACACAAAACGGTATCAATAATATATTCAATAGCTTCCTATGAAATGGTATATTACTAACGTTAGGACCATAAAATCTAGGCACTAAATGTTCCAAGCTCTGCCTTTGCTATGTAAATGGATTAAATGCTACACAGCAACTGTTAACTGTTCTTTTCATAATTAAAGATTAAATGTGATAAGTCCTAACATTACAAAGATATAACCTATTAAGCCAATAGTAATACCCAAAGCGAATAACCAAACTACTACGAATTTAGCTAATACCTTAAACTTAAATTTGGTCATACCTTCTAATATATGAATCCTATCAAGGAATTCCTCATCGATATAATAATAAATACATATCTCCTTACCGTAATGATTAAAAGGTTCTACCCTAACCATAGTAACATCCTTAATCTTATCAAGTAAGGTAAATAAACTCTTATCACTTAACTCTCCTAAATAATTAGACTTAGGATAGGCAATAAACTTCTGATGTTCATTATCCCAATGCAATAACCAATAAACTTCTATCATCTCTTAGATAAATTATAATTCAGGTAATCTATATAGGTATCTCCATAATAATGCCAGGTAACGTTATCTTCTGTATACTGGGTCTCTAGATCCTTACTCTTATGGAATAGGTCATAGCTTTCTGCTAAATCTATTAATACCCTTTCATAACGTTTCTCCAATTCACCTATGATAATATTATTAGATTCATACCAAACCTTAATAACGTTAGAGTTCTTATCTACTTCTACTATTCTAAACTTCATAACTTATAATATAATTGGTTTACGATTTTAGTTGACTGCCTATTGATTAATTCTAGAGCTAGATCATTATCTAATAGGGTTGCATTAGATATAAAGTGTTCTATTAAACTTATCTTGCCTTGGAAGGTTACCCTCTTTACGTTGAATAGGTAGATTCCATCTCTACCCAGTACCTTATAAATAGGTTGCTGATCTAGGTTAATTGGAGCAGGGTTATCTATATGCAAGGTAATCAATTCGAAGTTATTATCTACTACCTGCAATGTATCTTCCAAAACTAAACGTATCATTTCTAACCTATCTTCTACATAACCTAAATCTTCTGGCCTCTTAAAATCAGATCTATTATACAGATTCTGATGACGGTATACCCAATAGGCACAATTAAAACAGTACCCTTTTTCCTTCATAAGTTTTGGGATCTCTAAGTTAGGATCAAATTCATCTAACTCATAATTGCATAAGCACTTCTTACAAACCATAACATTTAATTTTGACGTAAATTACAATATACTCCAAACCAGCATATTAGGCCTACAAAGATATAAAAATATGCTAAGGCATAATCTGATTTAGAAATCGGTTGAGCATAGGGACCTTTCCTTCCCTTTGCTCTTAATGCTGCAGCTTCCCTATCCTTTTTCTTCAACCAGAGTAGCATACCTATTCCTACCATTGGACCTAAGATAGTAACGATTATCCATGCGCAACCCATACCTGCGAACCTTGAATACCCATCAAATAATTCCTGAGGAGTTTGGGAGTATCCACTAAACCTAAATTTCCTATCGAAAAATAATCTCATAATTTCTTTATTTTATTATTAACTAAGTGAACTATGAATAACGGTGTAATTAACCAAACAGTGATGAAGTGAAATATAAATCCTAATATCCTATTAGGAGCATCTTTAATCTTATAATTCTGATATTCCCTTATTATGGTAAGAACCAGAGAAATTGGAAGACATATAATGTATATCCAGAGGATTATTTTACAAACGGTTTGCATTTAGATATAACTTTATTAAGTGACTTACTAATGTTTAATACTTCCTGGGCAGATACATTACCATAAATAATATCTGCTAATTGGATAGAACTAAGATCTACCTTCAGACTATCGATTTTCTTCTTATAACTTTTAAGGAAAAGGTTAGCCTGGTAAATATCTTCTAAAGGACCTTCATATTTTTTAATCCAACCTTGGAATTTTGATCCTTTAAGGTAATCTTTCCTTTTGTAGATACCTGATTTTTTAACTGGTTCATTACTACAGATAACTCCATTACTGAGTTTAACTGTTGAATCCTCTAATTCTTGAATTACAGTGGTTAACTCTAAGATAGTATTACCATCATAAAAGAGGACCTGGTCGTTTGTTTTTAATATTTCCATATATAAATAATGTTTAATAATTATTTTATTTGATTGCAAATATACTACATTTATTTTATATATGCAATGAACCTATGATAACAACTTAAATCCTTGCGTAGGCTGTAGGTAGATTAGGGTTATTTTTGCATATAATTTGGTTATAATTCTATAGTTTAAGCTCAATCTAGATAGTGTTTCAGCAATACTCACTGCTTATAAGGTATATAAACCAATTTTGTAAATATGGAAAAACTAACTAACGAAAAAATAGCTGATATAGCCAGGGAAAATCAAATTGATCCTGCTGCATTATTAGCTGTAAAAGATGTAGAATCTAATGGTGGAGGTTTCTTACCTACTGGTAAACCTAAAATTTTATTCGAGGGTCATATTTTCTATCGGTTATTAACTCCATTACTAAACCTAGCTCGTCTAAATCAATTGTGTAAGCAATATCCTAATGTAGTTTATCCTACATGGAATAGATCGAAATATTTTGGAGGAGAAAGAGAATACATTAGATTAACTACTGCAATTAATATCAATAGAGCAGCAGCATTAAAATCTGCTTCTTGGGGTATGTTCCAGGTAATGGGCATGAATTATGCTCAATGTGGTTGTAAAGATATTGAAGAATTTGTAGATAAGATGAAGTCTTCCGAAGAGGATCAACTAATGTTAACTATCAAATTCCTAAAGAATAACTCATTATTATTCTATTTGAATAACCATAACTGGGCTTCTTTTGCAAGATCATATAATGGTCCTTCTTATGCAGCTAATAAATATGATACCAAATTAGCTCAGGCTTATTCTAAATATAAAGACACTTACAAATGAGAAAGTTTTATCAAAAAATTGCTGAGAAGTTATGTAAGATAGATCAAGAACTTCTATGGCACAGTATAGCAGGTTTCCTAGTAACCGAAATATCCTTTAAGGTATTTACATTATTATTTGGTATATTTTGGCTAGATTGGTTTCTAAGTATTATCTTAGGTTTAGGTATTACCTACCTTAAAGAGTTATGGGATGATTCACAACCTGAGGATTTCTTTAGTAAAGTAGATATTAGGTATGGCATATATGGTGTAATGGTTTCAGCTTTATTAGCACTAATATAAATTATAATGAAACACTTAAAGGTTTTAGGAGTATCAGCAGGGCAAGGAGCTCTGCTGTTTCCGTTTAAGGAGAATTTAGTTGCTAATATAGAACCAAGAGCTGTATTTCACACTAAAAATGAAGAACAATGGAGATTAAACTTTGGAAATATACCGTTCTTTAGGAATGAACTACCTGATAATATTAAGGCCGATGTAATTATATCAAGCCCAGACTGTGGAGCTTCTTCAATAATGAGGTTATCCAAAGTTAAACAATTAGGTAAACCTGAAGATAATAAATCCTTAAATTTAGTTATCCAGGCAATCAATAAATACCGACCTAAGGTTTTCTTATTAGAGAATTTACCAAGATTGGTAACTCTATTGCCAAAGGAATTTTTCGAAATACAGGTACCAGGTTATAAATTAATTTATCATCAACGTTCTGTGGTAGATTTTGGTAATTCCCAAGTATCAAGGAAAAGGTTAATTATCATAGGAATTAAAATTAAATCTAAGAGTTACTTAAATAGGTTCGATAATATATTTAGAGTAGACACTCCAGTAAGCTCTAGAAAATTACTAGAATGTTCTTATTTTAAGGAAAATAATGATAATTATATGCCGCCATTAAATAAAGTATTAGCGATGTATGATTATAGGGCCTTACCTGAAAAGAAAAACCTTACAGTTAAACAGATTAAGAAACTTTGGAGAACAGATTTCAAGGATGAAAAGAAATGGCCTATTAAAACAGCTAAGATGTCTACCCTACCTGGAGTATATAGATTAGAGAATGATAAACCTCCATTGACTTTAAGACCTGCCGATAGACAGTTTAGACCTGATGGTTATCCCTTAGGTATAAAAGATTTCAAAAATATCATGGGTTTCCCCGATGAATATAAAATATACATGGATAAGGATAATTACTTATATTGGTTGAATAAAGCAAGATATACAATTGCTAAAGGATCTGTATATCAAGTAGGTAAATGGTTTAAGAAATGTATACTATCGTAACTACCGAGTTTACGAGGTAGTTACTTTCATCCGAAGGATGAATAAGGTTATAGGTTAAAAATGTACCTATAAAATTAAATCCTATTCAGGGCCTCTGGCAGCGCTGGCAGATTATAATTTTTTATTATTATTTTTAGATATATTTTTAGGGTAATAATTTATTAAATTAATTATATATCTTAGATATATTAATTTAATTAAATTACCCATATTATATCCTTTAGCCTTTATATGCGTATATGCGAGCGCGTACGAATATGTTGTTTAAGAAAATGTAAATCACAAATCACAATGAGGAAATATTATATCACAGAAAATAAAACTACCAAATCCTTATTTCAGAAAATTAATCTCAAGGGTAAGGTAAAGGAATTATTCCTAGAAGCCATATGCCTAATATTATTAGGATTAACTATATACCTTTGCTTTAGGAATTATTCCTTATCAAAACAGCTTTCAAGATACCAACCAAAAACCAATGATACAACGGTTAAGTTAGTAACTAACGCTGATAAAAAATATATGGGTTCTTCAAAACAAGAAATCCTTATACAATCAACCAAGGATAAATTTTCTTTAGCTCCTGATTATTCAGGACATCTGAATCCAAAGAATATAACTTACTGGAATACCAATGATTTCAATGATAGATCTAATCATAAAAATCCTGTAAATGCTACTCTTGCCAGTTCTAGTAAATTTGATTCGGTAAACAATATCTCATTAAACCCAGCAGCTGTAAACAGTAGTAAGGTTTTATCAGATATTAGTTTTAAGGATCTCGGTATATACAGTAACGATTCTTTGGTTCAGATTTTATTTGATAGGAATCAAATACAATTAGCTTCTTACAATTTTCAATCACATAGTTTTATAACCAGGAATTATAACCTGGACTTCAATAGGTATTCTTACAACTGGAATCCTAACTCGGGCCTTACTTATAAAAGAGTATACCCGGTTAGGATTTTACCGTATGTAGGTACCTCATATAAAATATTTAACAAAGAATTTCATATTGGTACTGGTATTATGATTTCTACTTATAGGTTAGATTATTCTCTAGAAGGAGCTCTAGAAAAATCTATAGGTACACATAATAATATAAAAGCTGATATAGAAATTGGGATAAGATATAAATTAAACCCATGGCTAAAGTAGATTTGAAAGTTCCACAAGGTTTAACTAGTGAACAAGTAAGCATATTATCCAAGGTAGTGCAAGATGTATTTTTCTTTGCTACCTTTATATATGTGATACACCCTGTAAGAGGTAGAGTACATTTTAACCTATATCCTTATCAAAAAGCTGTACTCTATCAATTTGTACTTAAGAGATTTAATATTGTACTTAAGTTTAGGCAGGCAGGTATTACGGAGTTAATCTCCATGTACTGCTTATGGCTAGCTATGTACCATCCAAATTCCAAGATAAACATCATATCTATTAAAGATACTACTGCTAAAAAGGTACTAAAGAAGATTAAGTTCATGTATAAGAACTTACCTCCTTTCTTACAGGTACCTATTATAAATGGTAGATCTGGAGAATTTGGGTCATCTTCTATGATGGAGTTTGCAAATGGCTCTTTCATAGAATCTATACCTACTTCTTCTGAAGCAGGTCGTTCTGAATCTCTTACACTTTTAGTAATTGACGAGGCAGCTATCGTAAGATGGGCTTCTCAAATTTGGGCAGCTGCTTTCCCAACACTATCTACTGGTGGGGCAGCTATAGTTAATTCTACTCCAATGGGTATGGCTAATTTTTACCATAACACTTGGGTTAATGCCTTAAATGGAGGTAATCCTTTTAATGCCATAAGATTATATTGGAGAATGCACCCTGAACGAGATGATGATTGGTATGATCAAATGTCATCTGCTTTAGGACCTAGAAGAACTGCCCAAGAGATAGATGGAGACTTCTTATCTTCTGGTAATACTGTATTTGATATGGCCGATATCAAAGCCATAGAAGATTGTATATCAGATTACCCTATAATTAAACGTAGGTATAATGGACAATATCTTCAATTTTTAGAGCCTGAGGAAAACAAAGATTATTTCATAGGAGCTGACGTTGCAACTGGTAGAGGTTCTGACTACTCATCCTTTACCTGTATGGATAAAGTTGGAGAAGAGCAAGTAGTATATAAAGGTAGAATGCCAGTAGATAAATATGCAATATTACTGGGAGATACTGGTAGGTTGTTTAACTTTGCTACATTAGCTCCTGAATCTAATGATGTGGGTTTGGCAGTTACTGCTGCTTTACAGAATGAAGGATATCCTAAACTTTATTACTATCAGAAAATGTTGAAGAAGAAAGGTAAGAAAAGACCTGAGATGGATAAAGCTCCAGGTTGGCTTACCACTTCTAGTAATAGACCAGTTATCATCGATGGTTTAGAATCAGATATTCGTAATGAAGTAACTACTATAAAGGATCCCTTTTTTATCCACGAGGCTAAGACTTTTATTTATGATAGCTTAGGTAGACCTGTTGCTATGGGTAAACATAAAAATAATTCAGATTCTGATGATGGCTTAGAAACTGATGTATATGCAGATGATGATATTATGGGCAAAGCTATTTGTAATCACATTAGAAAAGGTAAACAAAATATAATTATTCAACCACGATGAGAATATTCGGTTATAACATTTCAGTTACTAGAGGACATCCATATGTTACTAGTAATACTGAACCAAAGAAACCTAAAGTTACAGGAATAGATCCTGGTAGAGTTTCTGCTCCAGAAGATGGTATTAATGGTTTAACTTATGCTTTGAAGGATTTTAACACAATGGTAGATCCTTCATTTAGAGTAGAAGTTATTCAACTACTTAGGAACTTATATAAGGTAAATCCTGATGTAAGTAAAGCCTTGCAGGATATGTATCAGTTAGCTAATACTGGACATAGAATAGGTTTTCCTAATAATACCAGTAAAGAAGCTGAAGCTATGGTAGATCATCTTAAGAAAGCTTCAAAAAAATGGTCTAATTATACTGCTGGTACTGATGGTTTAGTAAATAAGATGATGGTACAACTTTTAATTGGTGGAGCTATATCTATTGAAGGAGTACCTAATCAACATCTAGATGGTTTATCAACGGTACTCTTTATTAAACCAGATAGCATAATGTTCAAAAGGGAATCTGATGGAGTATATACTCCATATCAGAAAAGTTATGCAAACTTGGCTATAGGAAAGGATACCTATATTAAATTAAATACCCTTACATATAAATATGTAGGTATGTACAATGATACAGATGAACCTTACGGAATACCTCCATTTATGGCAGCTTTAGATTCTCTAAAGGGTCAGTCAGATATGAGGATAAACTTCAAACATATCATGGAGAATGCTGGTCTATTAGGGTTCATGGAAGTGTTAATGGATAAACCAGATCAGAGACCTTCTGAAAGCACCAATCAATATGAACATCGCCTTGAGATTAATTTACTTAAACTTAAGAGACGTATGAAAGAAGGTATGAAAGATGGTTTGGTAGTTGGCTACAAAGAAGATCATGAATTTAAGTTAAATTCTACTACCCAGGATATGGGTAATTTAGATATACCTTGGAAGATGAATCAACAGTCCGTAGCTAACGGTCTTGGTGTAAATAGTACACTATTAGGTGTTACTGATACTAATACCGAAGGTGGAGCTGGTATAAATCTTTCGAAACTTATATCTCAGTTAAAGGTTATCCAGAATTTAGTTGGTAGTGTACTTGAATTCTTATACTCTTTAGAGTTACAACTTGCTGGATTTAATAATAAAGGTATTAAAATTACTTGGAATCCTGCTACTGTAACTGATGATGTAAAAATCCAACAGGCTACTCAATATAAGGTACAGAATCTTAATGCCTTGTATAGAGACGGTATCATATCTATGTTACAATATGCTCAGGAAATGGGTTATGATAGTCCAGATCAGGAAGCTCCAAGAGTACCTATTGAACAACAGAACAATGGTAAAATAGGTATAGAAGATAAAGAGAGAAAAGATGATAAATCTAAATCTGATCGTGGTGTAAGGGATAAGAATAACCCAATGCCTAAGAGAAAAGATCAAAATTCAAAACCAAGATAATATGAGTAAACCAATCACCAAAAGTAACCATAGTTTTAATGAGACTATGGTTATTGGAGCTGGCCATTCTATTTTAATAGGTAATGTACCAGCTCCTGTACAAGAAAAAGAACCACTAACAAGGTTCTCAGAGAATTTTTTCTCATGGAATAAGACTTCTAAGGATAGTATACAGAAGTTTGGTTTCTTTGGTAGTGATATAGATTATAATACTTACTACCCTGATTTGAAACCAGAGGATTTAACTCCTAAGGATAATGAGTTTATAGAACCTATGTTCCGACTGTTATCCGAAGCTATCGTATCTAAGAACTGGAATCCTGTAGATTTTAGTAGGAATGGAGTATTAAAAGCAGCTATGCCCCTAATACTCGGACAAACTGTAAACTGTGATCATAGTACAGATATAGGCAATGCAATAGGATCTGTTTCAAAAGTAGTATGGCAAGATTCTTATAAGGTAGATGGTTATACTATACCTGCTGGTATTAATGGAATCCTTAAGATTGATGGGAAAGCTAATCCTAGAATTGCAAGAGGTATATTAATGGATCCACCTTCAATACACAGTAATTCTGTAACTGTACAGTTTATATGGGATAAGTCTCATCCAGAACTTGATGATGCTGAATTCTGGGATAAACTCGGTACCTATGACAAAGAAGGTAATATGATCTGTAAGGTATGTACAGGCATAGTAAGATTCTTAGAAACCTCTTTGGTATCTCATGGAGCTGATACCTTTGCTCAGAAAATTGGTTCAGATGGTAAAATTGTAAACCCAACGTTTGCCAAACAAACCTATGAAGCTTTCAAGGAACATGAGGAGAAAGGAACTAAAGAATTTTTCTTTTTAGACAATAAAACCGATTTAGAATATTACAACGATACTCAACAGGTTAATAATAACAAGGTTGAAAATACTAATTTATCAAACACTAAAATGGATAAAGATTTGAAACAATTTTTGGAGAAGCTATTCGGAAAGGATATGCTTACTCTATCTGAAGGTAAAGAAGCTTCTCCAGAAGAGGCTATTTCCCTTATCCAACAGATCGTATCAGATAAGGCAAGTCTTACTGATACAGTAAATAATCTTACTGAAGAGAAGGCAAAGCTTGAGGAGAAGATTTCTAATCTTGAGGCAGAGAAGACTTCACTTACGGAGCAGGCAAATCTCGGTAAAACTTATGTAAGTAAACTCCGTGAGCAAGCTTGCAATAACTATCGTAAGTTAATGGGAGATTCTTTCAAGGAAGATGATGCTATCTACGTAATGCTCCAGGCAGAGAACACTCCAGTAGTAACTTTGGAAGGTTTGAATAAGACCTATGCTCAGAAACTTGAAGAGGCATATCCTATGCACTGCAATCACTGCGGTTCTAAGGATGTAAGCCGTGCTTCATCTGTAGAGGATCCAGAGAAGAAGGAGGTTACAAATAATAAGGAAAATCCTATTGATACTGCTAAGGCTGCTGCTAATATCTTCTCTCGTAAGAACCAGTACAAAGTATCAGAGTAACAAATCTAAAAATATAATAATATGGGAGTATATTTCAATAATCAACCTCTTACCTTAAACGGAGAGGTTACACCTCGTACTGTAATTTACAAGCACGAATCACACAAGTTGCACCAAGCTTTCATGGTTAAGGAAGATTCTAGTACACATAAGCCTGAGGTAATCGTAAAGGGTCAACCAGTAGCTCTTAATCCAAATGGTACCATTTCTGCATACAAAGCCGCAGCTGGGGAGATTTATTTAGGAATTGCTGTTACTGATAGTATAAACCCAGCTTATGCTGCTCAGCGTAACTTCCCTATGGAAGTAACTGTAGCTGTAGAAGCTTTTGCTATCTGTAATTATATCTCTGCTGCTAATTTTTCATGTGGTTATGTAAAACCTACTGGAGTAGTTAAGCAAAATAATTTCGTAGAGGTAGCTACTTCTACTACAGAGACTAAGTTCATTTCTATCACCCCAGCAAGTGCTGCTAATGAACTAATACAAGTATTAGTACGATAAACTTAAGTAAAGAACATATAATATTATAATAATATGGCAGAAAATAAAATTGATTTGAGCAAGATGAAGTCACAGGATTTCATTAATGCTTTGCCAGAGATGGTACGTTTCATGGACGCTACCCGTGCTGGAGACGGTAACCATATCTGTACAGACATCAGTTTGTCTGAGATGGTACAAGAGAAGTATGGTATTAGCTTGGATGCTTTCTACGATAAGGTTGGTATTAATCCTCGTATGACTACTATCCAAAATCTGTTCACCATGCCAGATCAGAATGTTCGTTGGTTGGTACCAGAGATCATTCGTGCAGCTATCTATACTGGTGTTCGTAAGGCTCCTTTCTACCCAGAGATCATTGCTTCTGAAGAGCATGTAAAAGGTTTGAAGGTTACTATGCCTCATGTAAATATGTCTGACGCTACTCCTGCAAAGGTAAATGAGGCAGAGACTATTCCATTGGGAGATATTTCTTATGGTGAGAAGCAAGTATCAATCTTTAAGATTGGTAAAGGCTTCAAGCTTACTGATGAGGTTCGTGATTACGTATCAATCGATGTATTGGGTGTATATCTCCGTGACTTTGGTATTCAGCTTGGCTATGCTATGGACACATTGGCAATGGATGTACTCATTAATGGTAATATGCTGGATGGTTCTGAATCTGCTCCAGTAATTGGTGTAAGTAGTCCTACTACAGGTATTACTTATAAAGATCTTCTCAAATTATGGGTACGTGCTTCTCGTCTTGGTCGTAACTACCAAAATATCATTGGTTCTGAAGATCAAGCAATTGAATTGCTCAATTTGCCAGAGTTTAAGAAACGTGAGCAGGGAACTACACAGGCTACTCTTAATGTTAAGTCTCCAGTTCCTAATCAGGCTAATTTCTTTATTCACCCGGGAACTCCAGATAAGAATATCTTGATGGTGGATAAGAATGCTGCTCTCATTAGGCTTATTGCTAAGGAGCTTATGCTTGAATCAGAGCGAATCGTTTCAAATCAGACTAATGCAACTTACGCTACTATCACTACTGGTTTTAGTAAGATGTATCAAGATGCTACTGTTCTCATGGCAGCTGATAAACCATTCAATACTTATGGATTCCCATCATTCATGAATATTGATCCATATTTGTCAGTTAACTTGAAATAATCCATAGCTTAATTAAATATACTCACCTTGCCTCAGTTTTAATTAACTGGGGTGGGGTTTTTAACTTTACATCAACTTAAATATTTGAAACAATGGGAAAGAATAAATCAGCAACAGATTCAAAATACGTTTCATTAGGTGATAATGCCTACAGTTTCTATGATCCTTCTACTGGCATTCAGGTTGTACGAGGAGAGGTAGTAGAACTATCTTTACGTCAGTTAGCTGCACCTAATATTCGTAAAGCCCTTATTAATGGTCATCTACAGTATGTAGCAGATAAGAACGAAGTAGTCAATGAGGTAGATACTGAAACTCTAAAAGCTAAATTCGATAAGCTAGTAGAGGCAGGTATGGATGCCGGTAAGATTGCAAAGGCTTTCACTATGGAAGAGGCTAAAGCTTTAGCTGAAGATAATAACATCACCGTAGAGAAAGATGATACTGTACTATCTATTGTAGAGGCTCTCATGTCTTAAAATAAATAAAACATGGATAACTTAGACTTCCAATGTATAACTGAAGGTCTGGGTGTATCTTTTCGAATATTCTCTAAAGTCCCAGTGAAAGCTATCTTTTCCTGGGACTTTGGTGATTTTACGGATCCCAGTACCTTAAAAAATCCAACACATACTTACTCGGAAAATGGTTTTTACACTGTAACATTAGAGGTAAATGATCCTAACACAGGTTATCATAAAACCTCTTCTAGAACTGTAATAGTATCAGATATAGTTAAAACTCATTTACCAGATAGTATCTATAACTTGGTAGATAATTACATACCCCAGGAAATTATACAGGGTATGAGTTTTGAACAAAAGAACGTTTATATTAATAAATGGCAACTCTATATCCAACCTCTAGTAAATCGAGAGGAAGGAAAAGAAATTCCTATTGAGCATTATAATGATGAGCTCTACTATGAAGGTTTAGAAAACCAACTAATTATGGAGCTAGCTGCATGGGATTATCTCAATGTAGAAGTTACTAACATACTAACTAGTACTGGAAAATACATAAGTGAGCTTACCAGAACTAATGAAAACAAATCTAATAATAAAGAAGATTCTGATGATGAAGGAGTAAGAGGAGATAGGGTAAAGAAAATTACTACTGGACCTACTGAAGTAGAATATTTTGATAATATATCTGATTCAGTATCAAACTTCTTCTCTACATATATGAAAGCATTGCAACCAGGAGGTGTAATGGATCAACTAAGAAAGAACCTATGTACCTTAGCTCAGAGGTTAGATATATATCTACCTTTCTGTGATCAAATTCATGATGTAGTTATACCGAGAGTAGTTAATAGAAGGAATCCAGGTGTTTTAGGAGGTCCAAATCCAACTTCTCCATTATCTCACCAAGGAGTTACTTTAATACCTAAGAAAAGATGACAAAGAAAGGATGTTACTTCTTAAGTAATAGAGCTTGGGATAGGTATAAAAGGAATGTAATGAGATTCCTTGATATGGACGCTGGTAGGCAAACTATAGTGTGGGCAAAACATGTGAACCAAATGTTATACCAAGGTGAAGATGAATTCCCCCATTATTATAGGATAAAGATAGAAGCTCTATGTTTTTATAATGCCTTTAGAAACTGGCCTATCAATATACAATCTACTTCTGGTGAAACTGATGAAGAGAACCTATCTATATTGCTTTCATCTGATTACCTTAAAAGCTTAGACAAAGGTAGATACTGGAGGAATGCTAGTATAGATGCTGAAAGCGGTACGGATGGTTACTTTGATTTTAACTGGTCAGAGGATAGATTCGTTATAAATGGATTGGTTTATAAACCTACTGGAGATACTCAAGTAGCTCAGGCAAAGGATGAAGCTTTAGTATTACTAATAATCTTAAAGAGAGATAGAGATACTAAGCTCAGATACATACCAATGGAATCTCAAGAACAAGAGGGATTCTTCGGTTCTGAAAAAGAATTATTTTGTGGAAAGAATTTTGAAACTTTCAATGACTTCAAAGGTACAGATAATGAATATTTCTGTGGTAAGAACATAGAAGGTTTCAACGGTAAATAATATAATAAACATTATAAACAATGTACACAAGTAAGTATTACACTTGCCCTGAGATAGATCAGAGACTTCTACAGGGCTATTACGATGATGCTGTTCATCATGGTTTTCAAGGTACTATAGATGACTTCTGGGAGTTCATCCTAAGTATTAAAAATTGTATCAAAACTTCAGAAAGTAGCGTAGCAACTCAGAATAATTTCTCTAATGAACTGAAGGCTAAATTAGATGGTATAGAGGAAGGAGCTAAAAACATTACTAAAATGTCCCAGCTAAACAATGATACTCATTACCAAACTGATGAAGAGGTCAGAACTACATTTGATTCTTTAATAGCAGAGGCTATAAATCATATACAAGTACCATCAGGTACTGAGGTAACTGCTATTACTGAACAAGAAATACATGATTTAGTATTTCCTCCTGTAGCAGGAGAAGATCACTTATAATAAAAATTACTAAACATTAAAACATTACATAATATGGCAAGTTTTTTAGATAAAGTAGGACTTACTAAGTTCTGGGAGAATGTTAAGAGTTATATAGATCAAAATTACCTTAACTTAAGTAGAGCTAATGGTATAATAAATGAATTAGTAAGAGTTAAAACAGAAGAAGATAATAATAAGATATATAATAATATAAAATATATAGAGATTCCTAAAGATATTACTCTTAGATATAGTGATGATATTAAAGGTTACACGGCTAGTGTTGGTGAATCGTATCCATATATTAGAATATTCTTTAGATTTTATCATAAAATCTTACTACTTGATAAGATATCTGAAAGAGATGATATAGTAAATTTAATAGGGATAATTGATACATCATTGAAAGGTGATTCAGAAAAGTATTTAGGTAGATTACCTGAGTATGAAATATATTCTACTCCTTCTAAAATATATAACATAACCTCTTTTGATATATACTTGAAGAAAATCATCGATTATTCCTCAAGTAATAACTATAGATATTATTTTGCATTAATACCCGTAAATATAAGTAATAGTTATACTCTTAACGTTATACCTGGAGAACAGATGATTAGGTATTTAGAAGTTAATAATAGAAATAGATACCTGAGCTCATCTAAATTTTTAAGGGTAAATCTAGTAACAGATTCTCCTTTGAATTTTAACCCCACCATAGCTCCAAATTCAAATAATGATAGAGTAGATATTGATAGGTTAGTTAGCTTATATAATATACATGATATTGAATATACCATTAGATATCCTCGCTACTTGAATGGTTTGTTAACTTTCTTAAAATATGACCATACCAGTAATAAAATGGAATTAGCCGATAAAACTCCTAACGTTGTAGATGGTACCTATAATGAGGTAGTTTTAACTAAAGATACTGGGCTATATATGTATGGAGATATAAGTATGGATTGGAGTATTTTGACTATTAGTGAAGAAATAAAATTTGATATATCTACTAATGGAGGAGATACTGATAAACTACTATCTTTGAATGGAGATATTTCTACTATCTATGGTTTAATGAAAACTTACTTTGTATATAGTAATAGAGCTAATCATACACCAATATATTATAGAGATAATTTCAGACTATTTAATAATCCCTATATAGGGATGGTTAATGTAACAGGTATCTATATAATTGGTGGTTATAGTATACCTTTCGACCCAATTATTCCTAATATGTCATTATACTATAAATTATTTAGTGATACTGGTATATCTACTGCTATATCAGCCATACATCTTATGGGGGATAATCCATATATGAATAAATCAGATAATAACGGTATAAATAAAAATATAATCAATAATTATCAATTAGCTTATAGAAATTGTAGCCGACTAACTAAGTTAATTATTTATATATACTTAGAAGGAGATCTTAACTTAGATTCTACCTTAGAGGATTATTATGCCAATAATTTCTATTACTCCGTAAGTGAAATGATAAGGAATAGTGATAATATTACTGATGTAGTCCTATTACCGGGAGTTCAAGGTGGATTATCTGAAGAAGATTTTGAAAAATTCTCAAAGTTAATGAAACCCATAGTTGATAAACTTAAAGAGGAAGAGATTGGGTGGAATGTAGAAATTAAAGGTAAATATATAAATATATAAATATATAAATGGGATCATTACAGATAACTATACCTACTTTAGTAGGTGATTTAGTTATCTATGCTAACGGAAACCAGCAAGCTAAAGCAGAGAAGCTTATTAGGGAAACTCCTAATATACTTAACAATGCTTATAAGCTTGCTGGTTTGGCATTTGCTGAAAGATTAGCTAAGATAGCTAAAGAATGTATATCAAGAGGTATGCCACCTCCAGATAGGGGATTATCTTGGCCTCCACATACCGAGAAAACTATAAAAGCTATTGGAGAGCATACATTATTATATTGGTCATCTCAGTACTATAGAAACATTAAACCTTTGCAAAGAGGTAAACAAATAGCTGTAGGATTAACACAGTCACGTATTAAAACTAGGCCTGATGGTAGGATTAATAAAAATCCAAAAACTTTAACTTGGGTAGCTAAAGTACTAGAGTTTGGTTCATCAGATGGTAGAATACCTTCACGACCTTTATGGTCAGTGTTATGGGATAATACTATGGCAGATAAATATAAAAAACAGTTAGTACTAGAGATAAGAAAACAAATTAGAAATACAATTTAATATGGCAGCTTCTAAATTCAAACTAGATAGAACTACAGGCACCGGTACTGGTAATATAAAAATTACTCCAATAGAAAGTGCTAACTCTGATTCTTATAGGGAAACCTATCAAATAAATGCAGGAGATAAAATAATCTCTAATGTAGACCTGAAGTTATTAAGGGTACATAAAGATAAATATGTACCTACTTCTGATGATGGTTTAGTGTATAATATGAATCAGGTTAGTACGTTAGGATATCTTTTAGAACATCTTGATAATAGAGATAGTATAGTGCCTTACAATAAACCTATTAGTGTACTACATCCTATACCTTCTGAAGATCCAGAGTATTTGAATAAGGTGGGTAATTTAATCTACATTTGGGAATATAGAACTAATAAATGGTTATCACTTAATAGTGTTAGGAAGAAACTAAATATAGGAGCAGATGAAGATTTTATATTAAATACTGCCTACTATGGAGGTATCATGCTTTACTTTAGTGCGCCTGAATACCAATTACCAGATAAATTATTAAAAGATGATGGTACTATAGGAAATGTTATTGTTAATGGCGGTGATAATTTCATAATCTGGCCAAATATATATACTCAAAATGATAATACCACTACTAAACCATATCATGTTAGGATAAAATTAAAAGATAATACTCCTATTAATGGATATATAGGAGGCTATAATTATTGTAGATATGTTAAAAAATACACTGAACCAGGTAAGCCTAATTCATTTGATTTCTATTATAATCTAGATAATGAAAAGAAAAAGATAAATAGGTTATATACTTATTTCAGTAACAGTCATATTACTGTATCTTTACAAGAGGATCAACTATCTACTTTTAATTTCTTTATTTTCCAGGATAGTATCTATACAGCTAATAAAACTAAGGTAGGTAATAAGGTTATGCAAATACAACCAGATGATCATGCTACTGATAATATGGCTGTAGTATTAAAGGGTTTAAAGGGATATACCATACCAAAAGTACCTATAGAACTAGGTTTCAAAGAATTTGTATCAGTTAATAAACCTAATCCATGGCCAGGTTGGGATGATGATGAGGAGGGTTAAGCCATGATAGAATCTCAAGAAATTGTAGAACGTACTTTTTACATTGCTCTTTTAAGTGAAACTATTAAAAGAGGTTTAACCATAAATCCTACTGATTATCTTGATATAACCAAGAATCCTCCAATACCTACTTTAGAAGGAGAAAGGAAATATAATCAAGATAGAGAGGCTATAGGTAGTAAATTTATAAGTATTTTTGGTATAGGTAATAATCAATCTAGAGGTAGTAAAGATGTTCCTCGTATTACTTTAGAATTGAAATCTTATTATCCTGGAAGTATAGGATTAGAGAAGGAAGATCTCGATGAAGATAATACCAATATCATTGATCTAGGTTATGAGACTAAGGATATATTAATTGATGTACATCTATGTTCTAGAACTGAACCTGAAATGAGGCTCTTACATCATATAATGTATACAGCCTTACCTGCCAGAGGTTATATAACACCATACATAGATCAAACTATAGATGAATGGAGAAAACAAAAGATTAGTCCTTCAGGTAATCTATATATCGAAGTAGGTAATTATTATGACCATCAAAACTTAGATCATGGTTTGTTAGAAAAAGTATATACTTATACTGTAAGGGATGGTCTGATAATGACTAAGATTACCGAAACCAACATTACCCAAATTAAAGATATTAGTTGTCTATTGAAAGAATCTCAACTAAACATCGAAATACAAAGATAAAACGATACTCAAAACATTTTATATAAATAAACTTTTAACATCAAAAATATGCCTAATACACCGCAAGTTAAGTTCGATATTGTAAATAATAATATTGAACAAAGTTCTGTGACTACTGGTATATCTACTGTTTTGGCTCGTACTACTAAGGGACCTGCAAATGATCCTTCAGTACTAATCACTTCAGTTCCACAGTTTCATCGAATTTATGGGAAAGAAATTGTACCTGATGGTTCTATCTCAAACATTGAAACTGCCTTAATGGGTGGTTCAAAACTTAGAATCATTAGAGTAGTTGGTCCAGGATCAGCACCTGGAAAAGTAAAAACTGATTCAACTGATTCTCTGTTAAAAATCGTTTGCAACGGTCAAAGTGTAACACTTAAAGCTGTTACCAGAAGCAATGGAGATCCAATTGGTAGTGGTAATGAATTTGTAGTAACTACTAAACTAGATGGTAATACTGTAAACTATTCAGTAGTTGGAGCTGATGGTACAGTATTAGATACAGGAGTTATCTTAGTATATCAGAACTCAGATGCTAATAATAACACTTCAGTTGATTACCTTAGCCTAAGTAATTTTATTGCTAATAATCCTTATTTGAAGATTATCGTATCTCCAGATAATGAGGCTAGTAAATCACTCAGTTCTGTAGAAGCAGTATTAAACTGGTTATCAAAGATTGATGGTTCTCGTAATAATGTAACTGTAACTCTTACAGCTACTAATGCCTATACTATAGGTACTCCTGAAACATCAGCTCCTACTTCTAAAGAGTGGATAGATGCTTTGGATAGTGCCCGTGATTACCTTGATTCATATCACCTGGCTTTATCTCATGCTCATCAGCACTTAGCTCAGGTAGAGCTTATTAAGGTATATAAAGAGGCTAAGAATTTAGTAGATAGTCTATCTGAGTTCCAGTTCTACATTGAGATTCCAAAGTATAAAGTAGGAACTACTGACCTAATGAAGGCAGAAGATATGATTAACTACAAAAATCAAATTGCTTCTGCTATAGGACATTCTAAATGGATTTCTTACTATGGTGGTGGTCTTTTATATACTAACGATTATGGTATACTCCAGCCTTCTGATGTACTTGGTACTGTATTAGGTTTAGCTGATTCAAGTGGATCTACTTACAGCTACAGTCGTTCTTTTGCTGGTTTGAATAGAGGAGTAGTAATTGAGGCTAATGGCCCTGCTTCTGTAAATTATGGTTCTGCAGGTAGACTTGATACTCTTAACAAATTAGCTAATGAATGTATCAACCTATTTGTAATCAAAGATACTGCTTCTTATGGTAAGAGAACAGTTCTATGGCATAACTTCACAGATCAAGTTAAAAAGGATTCTTTCAGATTCTTAGGTAATACTGGTCTTATCCTGAACATTAAGAAGACACTAAGACCAATCTTAGATCAGTATCTGGAGGAACCAAACCATTGGAGTACTTGGTCTAGAATTTATCTTGATGTACAGAAATACATTACTCAGTGGGTAGATAATAATGATCTAACTGATCCTAAGTGGCAAGGTGATCAGGATGCTACCTCTTGGGATAGTTTGGTAGTTAATAACCAAGCCGATGTAAGACAAGGTAAATACAAAGTAGTATTCTCATTCAAGGATGTAACTGCCTTACAGGAGATTACTATTACTCTTTCTATCGATTCTAGTGTTAAAGCAATCGATGTATCATTAAGTAATAAACCAAAAGGAAATAAGTAAATATGGGAGCAAAGGTAAAAAATCCACGTAAGAAGTTCCTATGGAGCCTCCAATTTTCACAACATCCTATTAACCCATATCTGTGTCAGAAGTGTACTTTACCGGATCTTACCGTAGATGAGGTAGAACATGGAGATATTAATAGAGATGTAAAAACTGCAGGTAGAGTTAAGATAGGTACTCTCATTGTAGAGAAGTTATGTACTACTTCAGGATCTGATACTTGGGTATGGGATTGGCTATTCTCATGTCAGGATCATATTCTTGGTGGTGGTCTAGTACCTACAGACTACTGGTGTAATTTATCAGTAAATGAATTGGCAGAGGATGGTAAAACCATTCTTAATGTACATTCTTTTGCAGAAGTATGGCCAAAGAAGATTACTGGATTAGACTTCGATAGAACTGCTTCAGAAAATACTGTTGAAAAGATAGAGTTCTCAGTAGGTACTATCGATAAATATTAAAAAATATATTGGGAGTAGGATCTAATGACCTTACTCCCTTTTTTCGATTTATAATCAACTTAAACAAGACATCAAATGGAAGATCACATTTTAACAAAAACGTTTATTGGCCCTACAGGCTACAGTTACACAATCAGAGAAGAAAATGGAGAAGATGAAGAGGTATTATCAAATCAAGCAGATGCTGCTAATTTGATGAACATCACCAACTTCATTTCAAGGGTAGTAACTAAAACTGATTTCACAGCTTCAGGTAAATTAACTCCTCAAGATGCTCTTAATCTACCTATCAGGGATAGATATGCCATCTTGATTCAAGTAAGAATCTTCTCTTTAGGAAATATGCTAGACTTTGCATATACCTGGCCTTTAGAAAGTACTCCTACCTATTATGAGCAGAATCTAGAAGAGTTTATCTTTGATGATTATACTAAGGTAGATGAAAAAGCTCTAGAATCCAAACCTGAGGCAATTAAACCATATGAAGATTTGGAGCTATTGAGACAGATTAACTTTAAGAATTATGAGGTTACTTTGTCTACTGGTAAGAGAATTAAATTTAATCTCATGGACGGTAATGCAGAAACTTGGGCTATGCAACTATCTCCAGATAAACAGACTAGAAATGTAGAATTACTTGCCAGAGGTTTACAATTAGAAGTAAATGGCAGATGGGATAATGTACAGCAATTCTCCCTATTCACTATCAGAGAGATGGCAGAGATGAGAGCTATTGTACATAAGATAGATCCTATTTGGCCAGGTACAACTGAGATTGAGAACCCAAGAACACATGAGAAAGAAAACTTCCCTATCCTTGGAGCTCCTCATTTTTTCTTTCCAACGGAAGCGTAAATGAGGATGCTGAGGGATTATCAGATGAAATCTGTATTAAAAAAGGTATACCAAGGATAATCCCTTTAGTAGATCAGTTTATGTATTTACAAAGAGCAGAAATAAACGTAGGAGATTATTTCTGCTTTTTACGTCTTCCGTTAAGAGTAAGAGATAAATTCAAAATATTCGCTGATGCTTTTTATGAGTATCAAAGAGAAAACGCTAAGAAATTAAAATCATGATAGGATCTAATTCAGCCTTAGTAGATATTGGTATACAAATGTCTCTAAGGGACCAATTTACATCTCCTGCGGGTAATATAGGTAGAGCTTGGCATAACATGATGAATGGTATTACCAGTACTGCTTATGATGCTCAAACCAGTTTTGCTAATACTGCTGCTATGGGTATGCAGATATTAAAGGGGTTAGAATCTACTTTCGAATATTCAGCAAAGGTACAAGCTAACTCTTTCCTTACCAATAAAATGATCAATGATGGAATAGATCATTCGGTTTCTCTATTGAAACAGGCACAGGATATTAATATTCGAAACCCCTTAACAGCAATGGATATTACATCTGGTCAGAAGTTTATGGCTATGGCCGGTATGGGTTTCGAACAAATTAAAGGAGCCGTAGAACCTGCGGCTCAGTTAGCTGCTATCTTTAGTATGCCTATGGGTCAAAAGGGAGGTACTGCAGACTTGATGACTAATATCATGTCTATGTATAACCTTGACCCAAGTAAAGCTAAGAGTGTAGCAGATATCATGGGTGTTGGTGTAACTTCGGCTAATACCAGTATGCAAGATTTGGCACAGGCAGTAAAATATGCTGGAGCAACAGCTAGAATGTCTGGATTAGATCTTAAGGAAATGGTAGCTTCTATTGGAGTATTAGGTAACAGTGGTATTCAGGGATCTATGGCTGGTACTGCTTTAGCTAATGCCTTGAACATGTTCAACAAAGCTTTATCAGGTCAATCAAAAGGTGGAGCTAAGACGTTGAAAGCTTTAGGATTATCTCCTAAGGATTTAACTACAGCAGAAGGTCATCTTAGGTCTATGGCAGAGATTATCCAAATTATCTCTGATAGGACTAAGGGTATGAACTCTGTAGATATGTATAAGACTTACTTTAATCTATTTGGTCAGAGAGGTATTAGAGCAATGTACTCTTTAGTACAGGATTACCAAACTAATGGTAAATATTCTCAAATCATAGATAAGCTTAACCATGCATCCGATGGTAAAGGTTGGACTGATCAAACCATGGAAGATTATATGAAAACTTCAGAAGGTTCTTTAAGGATGTTAGAATCTTCATGGGAAAACTTAAAGGTAACTGTAGGTAAATCCTTGAATGAAGTATTTATACCTTTCTTCAATAATGTTTCATCACTATTACAGATTTTCAATAAGTTTGCTGATACTGGTTTAGGAAAGATACTATTAGGAGGAACTACTTGGTTAACTGGATTTCTAACTCTTAGGGCTATATTCGGTTGGATGGTTATGGGAGCTCGTAGAATTTCTCTAACTACTTCCAGGACGAGTACTTCTACTGGAGTTATGAGAACCAATATGCAAGCAGCTAATATCTCTTCTCAGCAGATGGAACAACATCTATTTGCTAGTTTACAGATATTAACCAGAATGGCTACTGTACAAGGAATGGCTACCGGTATTGGTATGACTGGTTCTAGAGGTAATCTTATGCCATTGAATCCTGGTTATGTAGCTATGATTAATAAACATGGTAGATTGGAATATAGAGTAGCTAAAGGTTACAGAGCTTTATCAGGAGCTAAGGGAGGAACCATAGTAAGTCCAAGTGAAGCTTTAATGGCAGGAGGAGTTGTAGCTGCTAGTTCTAGAGTTGGAACTACTACTGCAGCTTCATCAGTAGCTTCTGCATCTAGATATGGTACACCTTTATATAGGTCTCTTAATACTGTATTATCTAGAAGTGTAGCTGCTCCTTTAGCTAGAGCTGGAGCTGGATTAGCTAGCATTGCTACTAAGAGTTTAGGTTTCTTAATGGGTCCTTGGGGTATGGCTATCTCTTTCGCTGTAAGTTTCTTACCAGGTATCTTCAGTACATTGAGTGATTGGTTTGGAATAAGTAATAGTAAAGAACAGGAAGAAAAGTCTGCAGAACAAAGACAAGCTCAAAGAGATGCCGAATTAGTTAGAGCTATTACACAAGGTAAACCTGCTTCAATCAGTATTGATCTAAATAACAAACCTATTGGTACCTTCTCAGATGGAGATCATGCAAGTGTTAACTTGAATTCTTCTAATATCGATATGGATGAGTACGGTATGTAAAACTATATCACATGGCAAATATATTAAAAAGCCGTAGGAAACTCGGCCAAGTATTAGATAAATTAAATGACTTCACTAGTAATGATACTGTATCTACAGTACTCACTAGTGAAGCTAATAAATTGTGGAGAGCTAAGATCTTATTGGATAGAATAACTAGACCAGGGGAAAAAGATCATACTGCTAAGATATCTACTGATGAGATCTCTAACCATAGTATAAAACCATCTCACAAAAACCCGTCTAAAGGTCAAAGTTATTCTCCTATTTTTAAGGGTAAATCTACTGCCCTTAATAGGGCTGAAAGAGAACTAGATGAGAACCGTAATAAAGCTTTCACCATATCATTCAGTGATAGTAGTGAAAGGCAACTATTAAATCTCCATGGAGGAGACGAAGCCAGGAATATAACAAAACCACAGATATTAATATTCAACTGGTTTTCAAATCCTGTACAGTATATAGAATTACAAACTGTGCCAAGAGAACTTGAGATTAATTCTGAAGGTACCTGGGCAGTTATAAATTCTATGGGTAGAAATACTCCTATGTATCATTATACAGGTTCAGAAACTACTTTACAATTTAGTATATCTTGGTACAGTAATGACCGAGCTAATCCTCAAGATGTATTAGCTAAATGTAGATTATTAGAGATGTGGAGTAAATCAAATGGATATCAACAAGCTCCACCTTTATTACAGATTATGTTTGGAGATTCTGGTATGTTCTCTAACTTACAGAAAGATGGTCAGACTAAGATATCTGATGGTACATCGTATTATTGGATATTACAATCTGCTTCATATAAACTATCAGGTTGGAGAAACGATTCCTTAATAAAAGATGAAAATAATCAGATAGTTAGAGCTAAGGGTTATGTAAAGGCTAATATGAATCCTTCACTTGCTACTCAGGAATTAATATTCAAACGTACAAGTGCTAGGAATTTATTGTATGAGGATATTATAAATCCTGATGTACTAAAGAAAACGAAAGGAATAAGTTTATGATAGAAGGACCTTACGATAACACCAGAGTTTATCAATTGGATTATTTAGAGGAGGATTATAGTTTAGAAAGATCTGAAGATATAGATTTTACTTCTAGTGGTATACAGCACACAGTAGTAGAAGGTGAAACTCTACAAAGTATTTCTAATAAATATTATGGAAACTCCTCTAGATGGGCAGATATCGCAGATTATAATGGGATAATTAATCCCTTTGATTTAGATATTGGAGATGTATTAATAATACCTATGTAATTACCATGGTTAAAGCTAAAGTAGTAAATAAAAAATCTGTTACTTCTGAAAAGGATGTAAAAGCACCTTCAGATGTTAAGAAAGAAGATCAGGTAAATAAGGCTAAAGAAGGTAAGTCAGACCCTCATCATTTATTTGAGGGTATGGCAGAACCTTATATAGCTTTCTTTGATGAAACTGGAGGAGCTTTAGTTAATCCTATAACACAGATACCATTAGGAGCTTATATAACATCTTTCCAACTAAAGATGAGCGAAGGTAAAGAAGACTATGGTACTATACAGATAGATACTGGAGATCCTGATACTGTAGATATATCTGATATACAACCTGGAGATTCTATCATAGTACAATATGGTTATATATTTCCTACTGGAGAAGTAAGGTCTTCTAAACCTAGATTGTTAAAGATAATTGAAGTAAACCAATCCTTCGATGAAACTGGTACTCATGCAGTACTTCAGATAAAGGATTCAGTTACTGATTTAAGACATTCTATACCATTCAGACCTGCTGGAGAAGATCATACCTTATTAAAATATATGGAAAGTGGGTTTAATAATGAGATAGGTATAATCATTGAAAAATTTGAATAGTATGGCTGATTCAAATACTACCAAAAAAATCATAAGCAATCAAGCTTATGAGAGTATACAACCCTATACCTTAAAAGATGAACCGGTTGCAAAAAGTACTATACTCTTTGCTAACCGGTATTCTGGCGTAAATGAGGTTAGTGTTACTGATGAATCTCTAAAAGAGATTTTAGAGAGTACTTTAGGTACTGCAGGTAATAATGTATTAGTGCAACTAAAGAAAAAATTTACTGCCTTTAAGGATGGACCTTGGTATATAGATTCCCGAGATGGAGTTATACATATACATAATAGGAAATATACCAGAGGAACTGTACATAATTATACTTATCAGAGGGAGAACGGAGAATTGTTATCAGCTTCATTTACCTTACAGGAGATATATAAACCATTAGCAGGTTTAGGAGCTATAGTCAATGCTATGGATAAAGCTTTAACTCAAGTAGGTGAAGCCATTAGTAGATATGAATTACCTCAGGTAGATATACCATTACCTAAAGCTGGAACCGGTAAGTATGGTAATACTAGATTGGAGAATGGTCATGTAGTTGAACAAACAGATACTGTAGAAAAAACTATGTGGAATAATGGTTTTACTAATAACTGGTATTACTTTACCAAGAGTAAGGTAGATACAGAAAGGAAATGGAGAAGTGCTTCAATAGATGCTAAAGAAAAAAGGAAAGAATATGATAAGAAAACTCCTGCTCAACTTAAGCAAGAAAGAAAAGATAGAGCTAATAAAGCTTACAGTAACACCAGTAAAACAGATCAATATCAATTACTAATACATCGTGATCCTACCATAGACTTATCATATAAGATGTATTTACAATATGCTAATGTTCCTGGGGGAGAAAAGTTAGCACAGTATTATCTAAATGAAGCTACTCAGAAGGCTAATAGAATTAAGTTACCTGCTCAAAATTCAGAAACTTTCTGGGGAGAACATCATATAACTATAAACACTGGATCTCATGATTATGCTAATTTAGGAAATGGTTTAGAAGCTTTTAAGAATAATCTAGTTAAAAGTGCTGTAAATAGATGGTATAGTAGAGCACATAACTCATGTAGAATATCTGGTTATAATATTACTGATGTTAGGTGGAGTATAAAGGATAGTAGTTTAGCTAAACCAAGGCAAGTAGATAGTACAGGTAAACCAGAACTTATAGTTGGAACAGGAACTATACAAAAAGTAAGTGGAACGATTTATTTGACTTATTATGGATATGGTAAAGATTTAGTATATGTTACTGGTTCTCAACTAATTCATGATATGTTACCAAGGAAAATAGGAGGTCCTAAAAGAGGTCCTCTAAATTTAGGTGGAGCTATGAGTGGTGTAAAGAATGCCCTACATAATATGGGTAAAGGTGTTAGAGAGAAACAGTTAGTGGCTAATATCCGAGTAGTAGGTAATCCAGATCTAGAAATATCCCAACAAATTGGGTTATATAATGTAGGTAAAAAATATTCTGGGATCTGGTATATAAAAACAATAACCCATAATTTAGAGTTTGGTCAAGGTTATATTTGTGATATAGAGTTACAAAGACAAGTTACTAAATCTAGTGCTCAAGGTACTCAAACTATACTAGATACTAAAGATAGTACTGTAGATAGTGTAAAACCTAAAGTTACTGCTACAGTAGGCAATAAACCAAGTGATTTCAGGAAAGCTCCTGTAGGTAGTACCGGAACTAATTCCAGATCTCCTGCTAATACTCATCATAGTTATAAACAAGGCTCAGATAGTAAACTATGGCAAGATTGTTTGGATATTCCTTGGACTGCAGAAGAAGCAGCTATTGGAGATATGATTACTGATCCAAATGAAAAGGCTAAATATACTAATATCATAGCTCTTAGACATTATAATAATAAGAAACACCCTAATGAGCCTCATTATAAACAGGCTTATATCCGTGTAGATAAGAAGACTGGTAAAATGACGGCTGTTAGTAATGGTACTATTGGTATTTCAGTAAAGGAGATACCAAAGGGTAAGTATCATTCCCGTAATTATTATGATTCTATGAATAGGAATAATAAAAATAAAAATAGGTAATACAATGGCAGATTCTTTAATATCTCAATTAGTAGACAATGGAGTAGAATCTATAGGTAGGTTTTATTCTATATACAGGGCTATAGTAACTGATATAGATGATCCTTCTAATACTGATCAGTTATTAGTATATGTTCCTGATGTAAATGTAATGACTTGGGCTCTCCCATTCGGTAGCCATGGTTCAGAAAATAGTGGTTTTAGGTTATTCTCTTTACCAAAGAAAAATGATATAGTATATGTACTTTTTGAAAAAGGTAATCCAGGTAATCCATTATGGATTTATCATGGTTGGGCAGAAAACCAAAGACCAGTAGATTTTGATGATCCTGATGTATCTGGTATAGTAACTCCAAAAGGTACTAAAGTATTAATCAATGATAGAACTGGAGAGGTACATATAGAAGCAGCTACCCGATTATCCATTCTAGCAAAAAGCGAGGAAGATGGTATAGTAATTAGTGCTAATAAAATATTTCTTAACTCTAGTGATACCATAGAGGCAAATCATGGTAAAGAAGAACTGATAAGTATAAACAATCTAACCGATAAATTAAATAAATTAGTTAGTGAAGTTGAGGATTTAAGAAATAAATTCAATGGCCATACCCATCAAGGAGTAAAGTCTGGAACTGATACTTCAGCTCCCACTATTAACCAAGCAGCGAAACCAATATCATCTTTTAATAAAGAGGATTATGCTGATAAAGCTTTTTTACACTAATGAATAATAATATAGGAACAGGAGCTTTATTCCCTATAAAATTAGAGAAGAACTCCAAAGGAGAAACAGGATGGTATCCTAAAGTAGAGGATCCCAAGTTAATAGAAGAGAACTTAAGAGCTATCCTATTATATGAAATAGGTTTCAGACTTAGACAAGAGGATTTTGGTAACCGATTAACTCAATGTTTAGAGGAACCAAATACCTTAGCTCTGAGCTATATGATACAAAGGTTTGTAATCGAAGCTATATCTCGTTATGAGGGTAGAATAACCTTAAATAACATCACTACAACTAAAGAAGATTATAAACTTTCTATAAACATAGAGTATCATTTGATCTCTACTAATACCGATAGTTCTGTATTAATAAATTATAACTTAAACTAAATCATAATATGTTAACAAACAAATGGACCAACCCTTTAAGTAGATCTTTTCAAAATATCCGAGCAGATATGATAGAAGCTCTACAAAGTTTTAAGGATAAGGATGGTAGACAATTGATCACGGATGTTTCAGAGGGTAACATCTTTATTATCATCATATCCTTATTTGCAGCAATAGCTGAAGTATTACACTACTACATAGATAATATGGCCAGGGAGACTTTCTTGACTACTGCACGTAGATATAGTAGTGTAGTTAGACACAGCTTATTAGTAGATTATCATCCTCGATTAGCCAATGCTGCCACTGTAGATGTTATTATAACTAGAGAGTTAGAAGGAGCAAACTCAGGGGCTAAAGTTAAAATACCTAAGGGTACTATATTCAAAGATACCTTAGGAAATAACTGGCAAACTGATAAAGATATTCAATGGGATAATAATAATGCTTCAATTAAAGTACCTTTAATACAACATGAATTATACACTACTTCCTCATTGAATGGTAGCTTATATAAAACTGGTCCAATAGGTTTAGATACTAATCTGGGAGATAATAAGATTGAACATAATGGAGTACAATTACAATTAGGTACAGATAATTGGATTCAGGTAGAAACTTTTGCTTACAGTGGGCCTACCGATAAACATTTTATGGTTACTTCAGATGAGGCTGATAATCCTATACTTATATTTGGAGACGGTAAGTTTGGCAAGATACCAGACCCTCATCAGAAAATCACCCTAAGCTTTTATATAACCAAGGGTTCTGCTGGTAATATAACTAAGAATTCTATTGTGAATGTACCTTCTGTAATAAGTACTTTAGTACCTAGTGCTACATGCAATAATCCTTATTCTTCTGGAGATGGCTTTGATTACGAAGATATCGAAATGCTAAGATCTCATGCAGCTATGCAAACTAGAACTATGAATATGTTAGTAACTAGAAACGATGTATTGGATGTAGTTAAATTAGTACCAGGTGTAAAAGAAGCTGCTTTAGAAGATATCCAAGGTAAGGCTATAAATGTATACATATCACCCATAGAAGGTAATACTCCAGTATCTAATATATTACTTAATAAGGTATCAGATACTTTGGCTAATAAAAATATGCTAGCTAATACCATAAAGGTATACCCAGCAGGAGTATCTAAAATACACCTGGTAGTAGATATAACGGGTAAACCATCTTATAAAGATACTCAAATATATCAACAAACCTTACAAGCTCTTTTAGATAAATACTCAGGTAGTAATGTTCACATAGGAGGTAGTGTTAGAATATCTGATATATATGCTTTGATAGATAATCTACCTTCTGTTGATTATCTACATATAACCAAATTTTATGTATCACCATGGCCAAAGATCATAAATGGAAATACCCAATTAGATCTTAAGATAAACGATATAGAAGAGGTTAAATCTCCTACTGAATATATCATAACCATCGGACAGAATAATACATTTAATATACGTTCTTCTGAAGGAGGATTTAGTACTGATAAGGAGATCTCAAATAATATCTTTATAGATGATACTATCAATGGAGTTAAATTCTCTATGGCTATTGTAGGAAGTTATAATCCGGGTAGTAGATATCAGATTGTAATACCTATGATTAATTCCGATTATAACGAAGTAGGGTTTAATCAGATTATTTTCGATGACCCTATTTTATTGAAAACCTCAATACATGAAACTGTATGATAGACCTAAAACATTTAATAAATTATCTGCCCTATTATTATAAAGAAGCAGATAGTTATAAGGACAATGATGGGAAAGGGATATTAGAGAAATTCTTAGAAATATGTGGAAATTACTTCTTAAAAAGAATTAAGGAACCAGTAGATAATACTCTAGTAAAATTATTAAAGGTACATGAAGATACTGATTATTATTATCTAAACCTTATTTGGCATTGGTTTGGAGAATTTCCCTTTATAAACATAACCCAACCTTCACCATTGAATTTATATGGGGATCAGAAAACTGATATTCTAAGATATATAATATCCTTATATAAGATAAGAGGAACTGAGAAATTTTTTCAGATAATATTTAAGTTATGGTATAACGAGGAAAATGATATTAAATTAGTATCTATTAAACAGATAAGTCCAGATTGGCTTAAAGATTTCAGAGATGGTACTATTCCTCGTACTAATATTCCTTCTAAAATAATATGGCCTTATTATGATATGAGTACCTTCGATGGAGATATTAATTTAGATGAACAGCAAATATTATCATTCAATGGTATAGTAGAGTTTAATGTAACCATAAACGAAAACTTGGGAGATATGAAAAAGATTTGGAAATTTATTAAGAATTTCATAGATAGATTCTTACCATTCAATGTAATATCTAAGTTATTATTGAATGGTAAAAACTATGATGAAACAACCTATCATTTCAATGTTTATACTTTTAATGGTAGCAAATGGGTACGTAGAGATAGGGGTACTACTTTATCTCTAGATCCCGATGAAGATTTACGAGTTAAAATTGAGTTGTTGGATAATTACAATAGGAAAGTAAAAGATATACCTTGGTACGGAGATTTGATATATACAGTCGGTAAGAATCCAAGCAATGACCCAAACTATACAAAGGGTATATCAGAAAAATCTAGATACTATGGAGAAAGGTATTTGAATATAAGCTCTGTATATAGACCATCAGATGTTGGAGAAGTAAAGAAGGTTTCTAATACTTATAGGTTTTATCTAGATGATCCTAATAAAGCTTTTACACTGATTGTTTCTAATGATAAGTACCAGAATATCTCATATTATGTTATCAAGCTTGGAGAATATGATAAGGTATATGATGGAGAAAATACTATACGAATCCCAGTAGAAGCTTACAGAGTAGATGGTAATAGTAAATTACCTGTACATATAGTATCAGAACACTCAGGAGATGTAAAAGAATCTAACAGCGGTAATCAATTTATAACTACCTGGGATATTAATCAGGGAGGAAATTATAAGTTCCATATAGAAGAGGATCCATCTAAAATTGTGGAGGCAATAATTACTAATAGAAAACCTGGATATAAAGTATTATTAGGTTATAAATATGTAAAGAGAACCTACAATAAAGCTAATTCAAAAGGCTATGAGACTACCATAGATAAATTGGGAGATAAATCATCCAGAGTAGTACTAGATACTCAGATGGATCTATTGAAGAATGCAGAGATAAAGGTATACATAGAATCTTTGAATCATCAACCAGTTCCAGGTAATCTAACAGTTACTATAAAAGGTACTAATATACATTTGAAAAATGGAGATATATGGAAACCCTTGTCTATGGATACCTATACATTCAATGTAGAACAAGGTAATCAAGATCTAAATGAGCCAGCTGTACTTGAGATAGTAGACAAAGCTATCCAACTACATTTTATGAGAATCACCGGTGTAAGTCCAAAGGATTACATAGATAACAGTACTACTCAAACTGGTTTATTATTAACTTATGTACCATTTGGTACATACTCTGAGGATTTTATAAATAAGCAAGATAATTCATCATATATTGTAACTGCTCCAGATGGTAAAACTTATAATATAGGAACTAGAGATAAAGAAACTCCAAAGGTAGATAAGCCAGAATTTGTAATAGATAGAGTTCTAGATAATGTATATCCTAATAAGTATAGTTTAAGGATTACTTCTAAACAAGCCGGATTATTCTATATACAATCTCCCTTTAATAGAGATGAATCTTTTGAATGGTATGTACTGGATAAACGTACTGATAAATCTCATATAAGTTACCTGGAAATTACTCCTATTTATACTGATAAATCAAAAGATCATTGGATTAATAAGAATACATCAGATAATACTTTTGGTATTACTTTTGCAGGAAATAGCCCATTTACAGATCCATTTATATTAAGACTTGTAGATGGTAATGGTAATACAGTGCAAGATTCCGATGAAGAAGTTATTATGGAAACTATCCGTAGAGATGGTAGAAATATAACTGAAAAGGTAGATCTTAGTAAGGTATTAACTGTAGAAGGTAATACTACTTTCAAGGCTTACTTAAAAGATGGTAGAACCCTAATAGCTAAACTAAATTGGTTACAGGTAACCGTACTACCTTCAACAATAAGTTGGGTAACTAATGAGTTTGGTTTGGTAGATAAGACTGAGAAATCTTTATTAATTGATACCATGGGTAATAATAATTTAGCATGGTCACTAACTAGATTATCTTAATATGGTTAACAGAGAGATAGGATTAATAGGTTCTGACACTAGTCGTAGGATGATGGCCCTACCAATTGGATTAGAATTCATTAACCTAATATATGACTTTAGGTGGATGATATTACTGGCTTTTGTGTTAGTCATAGGAGATTTTTGGTTTGGCATAAGGGAAAGTAAATATGTAGGTACTCCTATTAGGAAATCTAGAGCCTGTAGAAGAACTATAAATAAATTCATTGATTACATACTGTATATACTGATGGGAGCTTTCTTGGGTAAAGCTTTAGGTTCTCCTTTTGGCTTTGATCCTATGATAGTAGCTGCTATAGTAATGATATTATGCTATGGTTTTGAAATCGATTCCATATATGGTCATATATGTGTACTACACGGGATTAAGAATCGCATAAGTATCTGGAGGATATTAATCTTACTTATAACTATGCGATTTAAGAGTTTACAATCCATATTCAGTAATATGGCAGAACAAATAGAAACTGAAAAATTAAATAAGTAAATATGAACAACAAAGTGTATTTTAACTATGGTAGTAGAATATCTTCTAAAGAGATATCAGAAGCCATAGGTCTTATACCAGGTCCTGGTCCAATCTGTGGATTTGGTTCAGCTACTATTAATGGTAGCAGTTTAGATATTTATCCTTATGGATATGGAGATGAAGGATCTGCTAATACTGATTCCTATGATCCTTTGAGATATCAAATGAGAGATACTATATTTAGTCATAGACTTTCATGTAGAGAAGATGCAGATCCTACCGATTATAATGTTAATTTCTGTTTCATTAATAAAGACGGTATACTCTACAGATCTGGAGATCAGGTTTTACATTTGGAGATTGAAGGAGTTAACAGTAGAGAAACTAAAGAGGTTTTACTATTTGCCGAACATAACTATGTAGAAGAGGCAGTACAAAACCAACCTATCATCAGGGCATTTTGGAATAGCTCTAGTTTTAATTTTTATGACTTATATAAAAAATCTTTAGATAATTACTACCCTATTGCTAGAGATTTAAGAAAAGCTACCATTGCAAAAGATAATGACCCTGCTTATAATGGTAAAATCACTTATAAAGGTTTAATCGACAAAGTAGAATCTATTTGTGAAACCTATCGTAAGAACCAAAAAAATATGGTGTTCTTAGGAGTATATGGAGAAGGATTCAATTCTTTGGATAATAACAAGAAAGAGAACTTTGCTCTCATACCTTATATGGGTAAGTTTCCTTCTACCATAAACTATAATCAGAGAATACATAGCTATCTTACAGAATCTATACAAAGACTTGAGAACTTTGTAGGTTATTTAGAAGTAGGTAGTCAATTAAATGATTCAGGTAAACCATTTGGTAGTTTAGCTGAATATGTAGAACACCTTATAAGTAAGAAAATAAAGGATATAAAAACCTTGATAGATGGAGTAACATTAGCTCCAGGGTCTATTATCCTATTCGAAGGAGAAAACATACCAGAGGGTTGGGAAGAATATTCTAAAGCTAAAGGTCGTGTAGTAATAGGCTATGCCGAAGGAGGTATTAACGTAGAAACTCCCTTAGGTAGTAGTGTAGAACTTTCTACCGTAGGCTCTGTATATAATCCTAATGAGAATTATGGTACTTGGTCTATAAGGATTAACGGTAAGGATTTACCAAAACACTATCATAGTATAGGTTTGACTGTAGGTAGACAAGATGATGCTAAGGATGCATTTAGTATAATGCCTTGTAATTATATGGATAGAAATCAAGGTATTAATGGTAATGCTCCAGATGTAGGCTATAACCCTGTGGGAGGTATACAAAAAGGTGCGTTAGTTTCTTCGGCAAATCTAACAGAAAGGTCTGATTATAATTCAGAAACTCCAAATAATACTTTAGTATTATCCAAACTACCTCCTGCAATTACTTTAAGATATATTAGAAAAAAGGCTTCTGTCTGATTTGATTGTTTTAGTTTAGGTTGATTGGGAGGACCTTAGTGATAGGGTCCTCCCTTTATTGTGTTAGTATCTTAAATCTTTTTTAGCTTGTTCTAAGGTTTGAGATATTTCTTCTCTTAATTCTCCTATATATCTAACTGAAGTTCTATTCTTAGGTAAATTAAAGAATTCTACTAATAAGCTATTAGTGATCCTACCAAACTTAGCATTCGTTTCTATAAATGGAGTAGGAGATACCGTCATTTCCCATACTAATTTAGCATCCAAGGATAAATGATTATTCATATATGTATCTAACATATCCCACATATCATTTTTAACCTTAATCGAATCATCTTCATCAGAAAAATCTTCCTTACTATTATCAAATAAATCTTCGAAAGATCTTAAACTTTGATTAAAAGAAGCTTTATCACTATAAGCATATTTTAATAAATGATTTTTATATGTAGATAAAGCTCTTAATATATTAGCCTTAAGATGTTCTTCATCAACTGTACCATAATACTTATTAAAAACGAATAACATCTTATCATAAAATTGAGAAGTAAGAATATCTGTAGTAATATTAAACCTTCTAATATCAATACTTCTTACTAAATTCCTAATTACTGGCTGAACTAATTTGAAGAGTTTATCAAATAGTTTAACATCATAACCTTTTTGCATAGGTTTAAGACGATGTATTTCTGAACCGTCGCTAATAATTTTATTCATACCCATTAATTATTTATAATATGTTGCAAATATAATCATTTTATATATAATATGCAAATAAATTCTCAGAAATTTAACACTAGAGCTGAGGATTAGCAGGTGGTTCTAGATAGTTAAGATACTGGTTTCTATAATTTCTATTATAATACATAAGTAAAACAGCTACAAGAAATGAAAAAGTCAAAGTTCAAATTTACCTTTGATATTAACTTTCAATTAGAGATCCTTAGGTTTATAATCCAGGATAAGGAAGGTAGGTTAGTATTAAAGAGAATTAAACCGGGATATTTAACATTGATAGAACATTCTATAATTGCAGAAGCTCTAGTTAAATATCTTAAACGTAAGTCTAATAAAATACCTTCTGCAAATGTATTAAAGGAAGTTATTAAAGAATTACTAGAAAGTAAGGATTATGTAGATCTGGTAACTAAAGAAGATGTACCTAAGATACTTAGTATAGTAGATAACCTATATAATGTACATCTAAAAGATAGAGATTATATACAAGAAAAGGTATATCAGTTTACTACCTTTATTGAGATGAAGAATCTCAACGATAGTTTCGATCTAAATGACTTCCATCAATATGAAGAGTATTATCATAAGATAGATAAGATCCTTCAAAAAGCTAAACCAAAGAAGGATGATGCTCCTTTATATTTAGTAAGGGATGTTGCAGAAAGACAGTTTAAGAGACAGGATGATCCTGCTATAGTACCATGCCCATTTAGGCAGATGAATAAATTAACTAATGCAGGAGGATTCCCCACTCATTCAGTAGGAGTATTATTAGATAAACCAAAAGCAAGGAAGACTTTCTTCCTGGTTAATCTAGCTTTAGGTTATTTGAGAATGAAGAAGGATGTATTATATATTGATACTGAGAATGGTAAGGATCAAATCATGGATCGTGTAATACAAGCTTCAATTGGTAAAACTAAATCAGAATTATACTCAGGAGAATATGATGCTATAGAATCTCGTCATGCTCGTAAACTTCAAAGATTAGGTGTAGAAATGGTTATAGAAAGAGTTCCTGCAATGGCAACTAACTGTAATTACATATCCAACCTTATACATAAACTAGCAGAACAAGGTATCAATATCAAGGTAGTTATTATAGACTATGCAGCTAAGTTAGCTTCTACTCAGGGAGATAGAGAAGATTTTGATAGAATATCCAATGTATTTATAGATATTCAAAATATGGCTGAAGCTGAAGATCTAGACATGGTTTGGACTGCAAACCATATAACTAGAGAGGGGAAGAAACATAGAACTACTAGATATGATGAAAATGATATTGCTAAATGCGTAGATATAGTAAGACATGTCCAAGTTATTTATGGTCTTAATGCAACAGATCAAGAGGATAAGGATAATATCCAAAGACTTGAGCTAGTAGTACAAAGAGATGGTAAACCAAATGGAAGAGCTTTATTTCATGTAGATATAGAGAAACAAAAAGCTAAGGAGTTTACTATAGAACAACGTAAGAAATATGATGAAGTATATGGAAATAAATTAGATGAAGCGTTTATTAAATCTAATAAGAATCCTAATGCAGATCCTAAACGAGCTAAAGAATTAGAACATGGAGATATCTAAGTTTAATTATTACAAAATAACTTCTACTATTCAGAAGGAACTAACTAGATTCATGTTTAATAATAACAAACATGAAGCAAGAGTGAAATCTGTAAAGATAAAATTCTCTCACCATAATATGAGTTTAGTAATAGATAACCTAACTCTATCAGATCTCAAGGAATTGAGAAAGGTAGTACGTAAACAAATAAAAGAAATACAGAAATGAAAAAGTTTCACAAAGGAGAAACCTTTAAGTTAAAAGGTTGTAGGAAAGAATGGACGGTAGTTAAAACATTTAAGTTGAATGGTGTAGAACATTGCGTTGCAATTAGTACTCTTACAAATCAACCAGAGATAAAAAGGTTAGGTATATTTGCCGTAGATAAAGATAATAACATCTATCAGAGAGCTAGTTAGTACTATGAAGATAACCTCTAAATTTAAGTCTCAATTGTACTCCTACTTTATAAAAAGGTTAGGAGCTTTTGAGTATAAACATGGGTGGCTAAGGGTACCAGTTTGTCCTTACTGTGGCAGAGAAGAAAAGATGGGAGTTAATCTATCTCTATATAGATGTAATTGTTTCAGATGTAATTCTCATCCTAATCCTGCTCAAATGGTAATGGACATAGAGAACTTAGAAACGTATGGAGAACTTATTAAATATTTGAACAATGGAAACTTTGATGAACTGGAGTTTAAGGAGGAGAAAGTCGAGTTGCCGAGTAAACAGCCCGTATATCTACCAGAAGGATTCCGTAATATCACTTTTGGTACCAGTCAACTGGCTCTTGGAATGCAAAGGTATATCCGAAAGAGAGGTTTTCAAATTGATAGACTGTCTAGACTTGGCATTGGGTACTGTAACGAAGGACCATTATTTGGGTATCTCATTATACCATTTTACTACAATGGAGAGCTTCGCTATTACAATGCCCGTAACGTTATGGGAACAGGTCCAAGATACAACAATCCAAATAAGGACATCACTGGGCTTGGAAAGGAGTTCCTTATCTTCAATTTTGACGCTATGCAAATGTATAAGTCAGTCTACTTATGTGAAGGTGCAATCAATGCTTTGACTATTGGTGAAAGAGGTATAGCTACTATGGGTAAAGCCATATCTGCTTATCAAGTGAATGAAATTATTAAAGCTCCTGTAGAACATATAATAATCTTACTTGATCCAGATGCTAAACATTATGCTATAAGCCTTGCCTTAAAATTAGTAGATTTTAAGAAAGTAAAGGTAGTGTTTTTACCTGATGGTAAAGATTGCAATGATCTTGGTAAAACTGAAGTACTTAAATTAGTATATAACACTAGATACCAAGACTATCAAGAACTTATTAAAATCAAGAACTCTTTGGATTGAGGTAAATCCTATATTAGTATATAACGATAATTAAAATAATATGAAACCCTTTATTAAAGAATTTTTAATCAACTTGGTATGTGGTTTAATAGTTTGTATAGTTCTACTAATTTGGGTAGGTATTGGTATATCAATACTAACTTACATACCTGATGGTATCTTACAATTAGTATCACTTTTATCATATTTTATCATATCAGCAGCTTTACTTATGACTATATTTAGTAGAGCTGATAAAGAAATAACAGATAAAATAAGAGGATATAAATAATGAGAGATCCCAGTATACACATAACAAAAACTAAGTTTAAGGAATTATTAAAAGAACTTGGTGTAAAATCCTTCCCAGTGGAGGATTTTTTCGTTAATGCTAAGCAAAGTGCTGTAAATACTAGAATTATGTTAATTAAAAGCAGTAAGAATAGAAAGAAAGCTAATAATATTGCTCTAGCAAGCTTAGGTGATGCTAACCTTGCAGCTAACATCTTTTACTCTGTTCAAGTAAGTATGAAGTTCAAGGGTGTTAGGAAGATAGAAGAATCTCAACCAAGACTGTGGGCAAGTTGTAAAAAATTAGCCGATATTTGTAATACCTTCTGTAAGGATTTTGAATTAGAAACTCGAGCAGGTTACATTGAGTATATTAAGACAGGATTAAACCTATTAAAGAATAGGAATCATAAATCTTATCTTAACAGCTTATTGAATATGTCCGAGGAAATATCTAAGACTTATCAATCTAAACAAGAGCTATTAGAAGATTCTGATCCTGGGTTTACTAAGAAGATCCATGATTATTATTGTAAAACCATTGTAAATAGAACTGGTATTAGAGTTGATTATACCAATCAACCCAGTCTATATGCTTACTTCAAAGATGTAGCTAATAAATGTAATGAAGAAGATATAGATTATAGAGATTGGATAGATGCTCAGTTCGAAGGATTAGCTTGGTGTAATGGTATGCCTGAACCACAGAACTTAGTAAATGATAAGGCTTACGGATATTATACCAAGTTTATGTATAAACACTCTGAGGCTTCTAACGAAGATTATATCAATACGGTAGAAGGTAGCTTATGGAATAAAATAAACGATGAAGATGAATAGGATCATTATTAAAAACTGCAATGAGTGTGAATTAGATATACCTCAAAAGTATGCAGTAAAGTTATACGATGAACTTAGTATTAAACATCCTCAAGCTTTCTATCTAATGAGGAAAGTTAGAGGCTGGGATGGTAAGGTACACTTCTTAAATAAATATGGAGTATTTAAGATAGGTATGCTACCAAGGGTTTATCAAATGTTGAAGGAATATGGTTTGAATATTAAAATCATAGACACTAGAAGACCTATACCTAAAGCTAAGATAGTTAAAAACATTGGTAACTATAGTTTACGTAAGGAACAATTACAGGCTCTAGAAAATATATTAAAGTATAGGATAGCAGATATACCTTTTCATATTGGAGTAGTAAATGCTGCAGTTAACTTTGGTAAGAGTTTATTGATGTCTTCTTTATATTACAGTTATGGTAGACAACTTAAAACTCTATTGATAACTCAAGATGCTGATTGGCTAAGGCAATCTCAAAAAGAGTTTAAGCAATATTTACCAGATGAGAATATAACCTTTATTCAAGGTAGTAAGGTAGAGAACTGGTCTAACTTTAGTATAGGAATGGTACAATCTATATCACGTAATATTAAGAAGTACCAGAATGAGTTAGCTAAAGTAGATATGGTATTAGTAGACGAGGCTGACTTAGCAGGTAGTAAAATGTACCAAACCGTTTTAACTCACCTATATAATACCAGAGTAAGAATAGGCTTATCTGGTACAATCTATATGAGTAACCTTGCAAAAGATAAACTTAAGAATATGAATCTTGAGGCTTTCTTTGGTAAAGAGATGTTTAAGTTTACTATAAAGGATTCTATAAAGGTTGGTCATTCAACTAATACCATAGTTAAACTGGTACCGTGTATAGATTTATATCCTAAGAATTATAAAGAGATAAGAGTATATCAGGAAGAATATGATGCCAATGTAATTGAGAACAAAGATTCTTATAAGGTAGTATTAGATAGGTTAAAATATAATATAACTTATGGTAGATTACCAGCACTCATAGTTTGCAAATATATTAAACACTGTGAAAACTTATATAAGTATTTATCTAATGCACTAGATCTACGATATAAAGTTGCTTATGTGCATGTAAATACTCCTGCAAGCATAAGAAAAAGTATAATGGAAAATTTTAGAGAAGGTAGGATAGATATATTAATATCTACTACAATCATTGCCCGAGGTAAGAACTTCCCTAAACTGAGATATATGATTAATGCAGCAGGGATGAATTCACAGGAGAAATCTATACAATTCCTTGGACGATTGGTAAGAACTTATGAAGGTAAGAATAGAGTTTATCTAGATGATATTCAATATCCTGGTAGATACTTAGGAAGACATTCTAAAAAGAGGGCTAGATATTATAGGCAAGAGAAATTGAAAGTGATTAATCTAGCAAGGTTATATACTAAATATACTTTCAAGGCTAAGGCATAGACTAATAGATTATATCTTTTTCTTTTAGGGAAAGATATAAAGCTTAGGGCTAATGAGCATATTATAAATTTAATACATAAAACAATGTTTAATATAATCATAGGTACACTTATAATAATACTAAACCTATTACTGTTAGTAGTAATAAGTAATCTAAATAAGTATTACTCTAATAAGGTACAGGAGTTAGATAATGAACATAAGGTATTATTATGTAATCAGTACATGATAAAGAATTATCTAAGTACATTGTACCTTAAACAGTTAAGAGAAATACAAAATAAATTCATATCTGAAGAGAATTATGAAGAAGCTCAGAAGATAGAGAAATATATTCAACAGGAAATAGAAAACCAAAGAATTATAGTAAATAATATTAAAAACTTAAGCGAATAAATTATGTCAAGTGAAGAAATCGAAAAGAGATTAGAAGAATGTTTAGTTGGTAAAGATACACTGACTAGAGTAAAGAATCTACTACATCTTCATGGAGAGGTATTTAAGGAGATCTTAGATAACTGTATGAAGATTAAATCTCAGATGGAGAAAGATAGAACTAACATTGATCTTATCAAGAAAGCTAACTATCAATGGTTATATGTAGAGAAGAAACTAATGGATAAATATCCTAATGAAGATATACCTGAGGATATCTTTAGGCAATTAACCTTAGCTTTATCAGTATCCTCAAATCAACGTTTACTAAAGGCTTTAGATTGGTTATATGTAAATAAATCCAAACATCCTGTGTTCATGTTAATAAGGAAAATAAGTTTAGGTATAAGAACGATTTAATATATGAAAGCTAAATTACTTAAGAAATTACGTAGAGAGATAAAACTGAATCTCTATATAGCTAGAAATGATTCACAATTTACTCTAAATTATCTAAGGTTAACTACCGAATTAAATGGTAAGGAGTATAAATCTTCAGAACGTTACGGTAAAATTACTAATGAATTAATTTCTAAGTTATTCATTGAATTAGAACATTTAGCTTTAAGAGGATATATAGATGAAAGTAAACGTAATATGTAAAACATCTTGGAAAGATGTACTGAATGCAGCAAGGTTCACTCAGAACCTTGCTCCTTTAATGAAAGAGCCATCTGATAAATTTAAGGAAGATATAATCATAGCTGAGCATTCTCCATTGAGGTTATTACAATTTGAGATAACTATTAAGGATATCCCATTCTGTAACATGGGTCACTTAGTAAGACATGTACATGCTCAACCTTTTGTATCAACCTCAAGAGGAGATATAACTGGAGTTGATAGGTCTACACGAAAACAAACAGATCCTGTTAATATGATGCTCTATGTTAATGCTCAAGAACTTATTAACATATCTAAGGTAAGATTATGCAATCGAGCTGATAAAGTAACTAGATTAGCCTGGAATATGGTTATAGATGAGCTCTATAAAATAGAACCCATACTTGCTCATTATTGTGTACCTTCCTGTTTATATAGAGGGTTTTGTCCTGAAATGAAATGCTGTGGGTATACTGGTACGAATGCTTATCAAGAGGATAGAAAGAAGTATTTAACAAGAACTATTCCTTATAAAGGAATTAAAAGTATAAAATATGAAAAAGAATAAAGGAGTAGATTTACTTAAACATGATCCACTCGAACCATTTGACTTATCAAAGATAGGTACTGATAAAGATCCATGCTTTGGTAAAGGTTATAATCTTACTACTAAAGAATGTAGGATGTGCGGGGATTCTGAGTTATGTTGTTTGAAGATGTCTCAAACATTAGGTAAAACTCGTAAACAGTTAGAAGAAGAGAATAATTACAAGGATCTCGAAATCCTCGAAGATGTTAAGGCAATTAAGAAATATATCAGAGGATTAAAGAGAAAAGGTTTTGATAGGAAAAAGGTAGTAGAGAAGACTTCTGCTAAATATGAAGTACCTACTAAAACTATCAGGAAAATTTATAAGGAAATGAAATGAGTAAACAAGAGAAACTAATAAAGGAAATGATACCTTATATATGGTATCTATTTTGTAGGTATTTGAACGATCCCCACTACATGGTTCAGCAATCTGATATACTTATCAAAGTATTTATGAAGAAAACTGAGGTTAGTAGTTTTATTAAAAATATAAACAAGAAACTAGAAGAAATCGTAGGTAGTGAAGATTTTAGACCTATTACATATAAAGAGATAGATGATCTTACCTATGGAGAAGTTTTACATCAAATAATATATTATTATGGCAACAACAAAATTTAGATTTACGAAAGTAAGAGAAGTTAAGTCACCAACACGTCACAACGAAGGAGATGCTGGTTTAGACTTTTATGTACCAACAGATTTAACTATAGGAGATTTACTTCTGGCAAACCCAGATCCTTCGGCTTTTGATGTTAGTATTAAAGATGGAAAGGTTTATATGATTAACCTTAAACCTCAAGCAAGGATTAAGATTCCTTCAGGTATTAGAGGTTTACTAGAGCCAAAAGATTCAATGATGATGGTAGCCAATAAATCTGGTAAGTCTACTAAATTAGGTTTAATCTTTACTGCTCAGATTTGTGATTCTCCTTATGTAGGTGAATATAACTTAGCTGTTTATAATACTTCATCACAGGTAGTAACTATAAAGGCTGGAGAACCCTTAGTACAGATGATACATACTCCAATTTATCTTACAAATCCAGAGGAGATAGATAATGATACCTATGAAAAGGAATCAAAGAATTGGGGAACTAGAGGTACTGATGGATTTGGTTCAGGCGATAAAGGAGGTAAAACTTATGAACCAACAAATCCAAGCAATATAGAGGGAGATTAAATCATGGATATTAGAAATATTAGAGAAGTACCTCCAGTAGTAGAAAATGAAGGTTATCTAGAAGCTATCTATAATCTAGAAGCCGAACTATTGAAAGGATATTGTGGTAAGATCGAAAAAGATCTACCACTACCTCCAATCGATATTAATACTTTCAAGGGTCAACAGATACTAAAGGATTTTTCTGCAAGGGTAATTGAGGAAACAGCTGAGGGTTATGAATCTACTTCTGCTGTTATTGATATGTACTTAAAACATGGTTTTAATAATCAAACATTTAGTGATTCTGAATGGCAAATGGTAGCTAATAATCTTCAGAATTCTAATGAAGAGCAGGCAGATGCTATGGCTTTTTATATGGCTTTGCTGATGTATGCTAACCTTGAGATTAGTGATATTTATGACTACGCTAATACAAAATTAAAGCCTTTATTAGCTGGAATAAACAGGAATAAAGTTGAGAATATGCTTGATCTCATGTTATTAGGTAGTTATATGTTTGATTTTGAAAGTGAAGATGAGGAATTAGAAGAAGACTGTAGATATGATCTTTTAAGTGATTCTAATATTGAAGATATGGGTTTAGATGTAGATCATGTGAATTCTTATATACCTGCTTTTAGACTTAGCAACCAAGAGTTTCATCGTCATGAAGATCATATGTTGTGGGGAGTAGCATACCATATTAATATCTCTAGAAACTTCTTAAAGAATAAACCTTGGAAACAGTCCCAGGAATTAACTGATATCACTAGATATAGTGAACAATTAGCCCTTGGATTAATTAAGTACCTTGGTTATCTCTATACAATGGGATTTAATCCTAAGACTTTGTATACTCTATGTTTTAAGAAAAACAGAGTAAATCATTTCCGTCAAAATAGTGGTTATTAATATGGGAGGATGGAATAAAAAATTTGAGAACATGACCTTTGATGTCTCTGAACATGTACATGATTTAGAGTTTGCTACCTCTACTGAAGCATGGGAGAAATTAAACGAAGGTTTTATAACATTAGATCCACAGCTCTTTAACAAAGGAGCTGTGGCTAATGCAGGTGTAGCAGTAGTATATAACATATTTATTAAAATTAGAAATGCTTGGGTTGATCCTAACTTTGACTTTGGTCGTCATTTTAATTACACACAATCAAAATGGACAGTGCTCTTAAATAATTATCTAGACTTCAATCAACTAGATTTATTAAAGTCTCAGATAAAGATGAAGACTGTAGGGTATAATCAAAATTATAACATATCCTTCATCTTCCACAATAAACATAATAATGGTAAGCAATGCTTACTAGCAGCTACCTTTAGTAAAAGATTTTCAGAAGATATACCAGTTATTACTATGATACTGAGAGCTTCTGAGATTACCAAAAGGTTAATGTTTGATCTTTTGTTAATACAAAGGATGGCTGAATATGTTTATGGTAAAGATCAGAGAGTACAGATTAATATCTTTGCCACTCAAATGTATGGTAATATAGAAACATTACTCATGTACTGTGGAGGTCATAAATCTTTTAAGAAGGTCACTAAGAACATGGATAAAACCACTGAATGGTATGCTAAAATAAAAGAAATATATGATAAGTTCATGAAAGGTACTGAGAAGGAATTCTCTAGTTATAAAGTGTTCCTTAGAAGTTTCAAGGTAATGCGTCCAGATTTATTTAAGTATAAGCCTTTATTAGCTAAGGATTTAGTTATAGAAAATGACGATATTGAATATCCCGAGAATTGTATAACTTATTCTCAGAGGAAGAAATATAAGAAGAAGTATTTAGCTAAACTCCATAGAAAAGGCTGATTCTATAAAAGAATATAACAATTAAATATTAATAAACATGCGTATTTATAGTAATGCAAGAGAGCTCATGTCAGAGATGAGCCGAGATCTTTGGGAAATGGGTACAGAGGTTAAACCTAAAACCTATCAGAACAAAGTGATCGAAGGTAATGAAGATTTTATTACAAAGGAAGAGTTTTGTAAACAGTACTGCCTTACAAACCTACCGGATAAAGAATATCTATTTGTTTTCACTCATGCAGATGAATGGGCAAATATGGAATTCAAAGAGAGAATTAGTGGTCATCCCATTAATCCAGGAACTGCTTATCTTCAAAGAAAAGATATGTGGGAACAATTCCTTGATAAGGATGGTAAATTTGATTACACCTATGCAGATCGTATCAATAGATTTGTAAAGTATAAAGGAGAGACTTTTACAGCTCTTGAAGCAGTTATAGAATTGCTTAAATCAGATCCAGATACTCGTAAAGCAGTTCTCCCTATCTTTACTGGAAGTGATTGTAATTATTATGAAGGTAATAAGAGAATCCCTTGTTCAGTATATTATGGTTTCTTTATTAGAGAAGGAAAACTAAACATCACTTATCATCAGAGAAGTTCAGATTTTGTTCAACACTTTGGAGATGATGTATATCTTGCATGGTGTATGATGGAATATGTAGCTGAGAAAGTAGGAGTTAAACCCGGTATGCTTATTCATACTATAGATTCTCTACATTGTTACAAGAAAGACTGGCATCTATTAAAATCATCTATAGATGATTTAGTGGATAGCCAAATATAATATCTGTAGCTCATTAGTTATTTGGTAGGGTATACTTAGTAGGGATATTAGGTATACCCGTTTTTATTTTAATCTTTGGCAATAAATATAAATGAGAACTAAATATAAGATAATCAAATCATATAAAGACTTAGATAGGCTTATAAAATTATGTAAGTCTACTAAATATGCTTGTATTGACTTTGAGACTAATGCAGAAGGTATATATAACAATGATTTTAGACCTACTATATTATCGGTAACTTGTATGCCAGGTTTTGGATGTTCAATACCCTTATATCATTTTGAAACTAAGAAGTATACTGAAAGTACATGGAAATGGAAAAAAGCTCTAAAAAGATTTGGTCATGAAGTAATTGAAAATAAGCATATCGTTAAAATTGCTTGGAATGCTAAATTCGATTTACAGATATTTGAAAAATATGGTATCTATCTAAGAGGTACTTTGATAGATGGTATGCTAGCTAAATATGTTCTTAATGAAGAACGTCCAAATGGTTTGAAGGATATGGTAAAAAGATATTTACCGTGGGCTTCAAACTATGAAAGTGAAAAAGGTTTTGATAAGATACCTTGGGATAAAAAACCATTAGAACCTCTATGTCAATATGGTTGTCAAGATACTGATTATACTTTCAGATTATCCATATTCTTCGAAAATATGATTATCGAAAAAGATATGTATAATCTTTTCCGTAATATGATAATGCCTGCTAGTAGGGTATTACAAACGGTAGAGAAGAATGGATTATATCTGGACAGAACCTTTAACCAAGAGTTATTAGAAACTTATAAACCTAAGATAAATAATGCTTATGAGGTAATATATAATTTACCAAGGGTTAAGAAGTTTACTAAAAAATATATTCAGCAAAGAATAGATGCCTATTTAGAAAAACTAAGAGATGAAATAACTCAATTAGAAGAAATACCGGGTAGTGAAAGAAAAATTGCTAGTAGAGAAAAGAAAATAGAAAACATATTAGCTGGAGTATTTACTACTAAAACCGAGAAAGGTTTACTAAATCCTCTAAATCTAAACAGTAAGAAAGATTTACCTGCTTTGATATATGAAGGATTTAATTTTGAATGTACTCAATATACTGATACTGGAGGAAGGTCTACTGCAGAAGATGCCTTGGTAGAATTAAGGTTAACTGTAAAAGATCCTAAATCTCCAAAAGCAATATTCCTTGATACTTTATTAGAGTTGAGAGGATTGGAGAAAATGTATAAAACTTATATAGAAGGTTGGAATGAAAAGGTACAAGATGATTCTAAACTACATGGTAAATTCAATATAATTGGAACTACCAGCGGTAGACTTTCTTCTTCAGAGCCTAATATGCAGCAAATACCTAAAACTTCTGTAGACCCCAATATTAAGAAACAATTAGTAGCTAATCCTGGTACTTTATATTTTGCAATGGACTTTTCACAGGCAGAGTTAAGAATCATGGCTCACCTATCAGGAGATGAAACTTATCTCAAGGCTTTTGCAGAAAACCAAGATCCTCACTTAGCTATTGCAGCAAAGAAATATGGAGTAACTTATGAAGAAGCTCTTGCAGCAAAAGATGATGAAAATCATCCAGAACATAAATTATGGAGCACTAGACGTAAACAGGCTAAGCAAATTGCTTTCGGTATTATCTATGGTATACAAGCTAAACTTTTAGCTGAGAAGTTATCAGATCCAAAGGCAGGTTTAATAGTAACACCTAACGAAGCTCAACAACAATTAGATGAATTCTTTATTGAACATCCTAAGATAAAGAAATTTATGAAACATCAGGAGAGGGTTCTTAAAAACCAGGGTTATATATCTAGCTTATTCGGAAGAAAAAGAAGATTACCACAGGTATTTTCAGAAGATAGGTCAGAAGTAGCTTATGCTATAAGATTATCTGTAAATGCTCCATGTCAATCAGCTGCTTCTGACATGTGTTTATTTGGGTCAATCTTATTATATTGGTCAATGAAACAGAGGAAGTTCCCTCAAATGGATTCTGTATGTTTGGTACATGATGCCAATTATTTTAACACTAAGCCAAACGATATAAATATATACACTGTATATCATATGTGGAATATATTTAGGAATCCAAAGACAAAAGAATATTTTGGTTTTCAAATCAATGATGTAGATATGTCAATGGATTTTGAAATAGGTAGAACAATGGCTGAAGAGTTACCTTTTGTACCTTTATATGATTATAATAAGCTGTTGAATGGAGAATATAACGAAGAAGATTTTCATAAGCAATATATGAAGTATAAAAACATATCAATTAAGGATTTTCCTAAAGTATTTAAGAAACAATTCAAAGAATATGAAACCTACTACAAGAAGCTTGGATAAATTTATTATGATTTGTCCATATTGCGATAATAATTTTGAGTATCAGCTTGAAGATACTTATTTTATGAGAGATTTATTACATAGGTATATACCTTGCCCAAGTTGTAAAAACTTACTACCTCATGAGAATAGTATGAAATGTATAAGAGGAAATAGATCAGAAACTATATCTTTATAACTAAAATATTATAACAAATGGCAGAAGATAAGACTACATCCTTTTCTAAAGTAATGGCTAATAGGAAATTAAATCTGGCATATATATTAGCTGGAGCAGCAGCTCAAGGTTTTGAGCAAGCTGAGAAAGCTATGGAATGGGCTAGTTTAGATTTAGTTCAATCCAATAAGCAAATAGTAAAGGAGATAAAGAGAACTCTTAATAAACTTATATGGTTAGTAGAAGAATTAAATAGGAAGTCTGTATTAACTATGGATGAGGTAGATTCTTCTAAATTTGAAGATACCTTGCATATATACTTTGCTTTATTTATGCAGATAATAGATAAAGCAGGTTTAGATGAACTATCTCTCTATAGATTATATAACATCTATAATTTACTAGATAAATATAAGGGTATGATGAATTATCCTTTCAAAGGTGTAAAAGAAGACATGGCTTTCAGAGGAATTTTAGAAGTTGCTAAAAACAGTAAATCATTCCATGTAGATCAACAAGGTAATATTATGTTGGTAAATGAAGATGGTAAGAAAAGTCAGTTACTTAAAATAAAGTAGTATGGATATTAATATAAAACCTGTAAAGGTTAAGTATCAAGGTAAAACTATTGTCATAGATATTCAAAAGGAATTATCTATAGATAAGAATAGGTTAGATTCTCAGTTAAGAGATATACCGTCTAGTTATTTTATTTTATGCAATATTCGTGATAAATATATACGTAGAAGAGAAGAACTAGCAAAAGAAAAGGATGTAGCCTATAGTGAAGCATGGAACTTTTATAAGAATGCTAATCCTCAGTGGAATAATGATTATGTATCTAACAAAGCAAATACTAATCACAAATATATATCTAGATTCAATGCTTACTTAAAAATGACAGAGAAAGCCGCCCAATTCATTTCTTTATGTAAAGCTTATGAAAGTAGAGAGAATGTGATCAGGACTTTATCTGCAAATCTAAGAAAGCAATAGCCTTTACTATTTGAATATACAAGATTAAAAATAACACGTTAAACATTAAAACAATGTACATTCCATTAAAATTTACAAGCGAAGTAGAAGCTTTCCAAATTTCCGATAAGATACGAAGTATTGGAGGAAGATTAACTGAAAACAGGGTGCTTATATTAAGCCCTAATAATCAAGAAATAGTTAGTGGTGGTATAATCTTACCATCTTCTCGTGGAGAAGATACCATACCTAACAAAGGAGTTATCATATCTATTGGAGAGATAACCGAAGAGTATAAAACCTACCATGATCTTATCAGAGTAGGAAAGGTAGTTACATACGGAAAATATGCTGGTAAAGAAGTTAACTTTGATCCAAAACTTGTAGGAGAATTAGAAGACTATAAGTTTACTATCTTATCATTAAATGAGATATTATTTACAGAAAACAATCCAAATAAGTAAGATGAAAAAAGAGAAAAAGAAATTATCCTCTTCTGGTCAAACTACCAGAGAGAAGATGTTAGCTAGAAAAAAGAAACTAGCTGAAAAGGGATCAGGAAATGGTTTTGTATTCCCCGGTAATGGTACTACACGAGTAAGAATCGTAAGTGCTGGTCCTAATGAGGAAATTGGAATCGAAGTTATTAGATTCTACTTAGGTGATCATTCTGTTATATCTCCAGCTTCATTTGATGAACCTTGTCCGATTATGGAGAAGTACAAAGAGTTGAAGGATTCAAAAGATGAAGATGATAAGAAGTTAGCCAAGAAAATGGTTCCTTCACGTAGGTATGTAATTGCCGGATTGGTATATAAAGATGAAAAGGGTAAAGAATTGGATTACGATCGTAAACCAAGATCAATTATGATACCTGCATCTGTATACCAAGATATTATCGAACTTTTCCTCGATGAAGATGAAGCTGGAGATATGACTGATCCTAAGAATGGTTATGATATTAAGATTGATCGTTCTGGTTCAGGTAGATTCGATACATCATATTCAGTTCGTAACTGTAAACCTACTAAGGTAGATAAGAAACTTCTTGAACCTGTAGATTTGATGAGTATGGTAAAATCTCAAGTTAAGTCTTACGAAGAGCTTGAGGAAGAACTTAATAAGTTCTTAAATAATACTCCGGATGATGACGATGACGATGATGATACTCCAAAGAAGAAAAAGAAGTCATCTAAGGATAAGAAAAAGAAGAAAAAGAGTCGCCATGGCGATATCTAATATGAGAGTTAGTTTATAATGTTTAATTGATAGGGAGATAGTTATTTTAATCGGTAGCTGTTTCCCTATTTTGTTTATAAATAATACACTATGGCAGGTAGAAAGAAAATAAAGATACCTTCTCTACGAGAATTACAAAAGAAATTTGCAGGTCAATATGTACCGGCCGAAGTAGATGAATCCAAATCTCCATGGCTACCTTCAAGATTCTTAGCTTTTAATAAGATTACTGGTGGAGGAATCCCTTACGGTAAAATTATGGAACTATTCGGAGAAGAATCTTCAGGTAAAACTCTAATGGCTTATGATTTTGCATATTGTGCTCAATATTTAGGTGGAGTAGTTTTATGGGTAGATGCTGAACAAGTATTTACTAATTCCTGGGCAGAATCTAACGGCTTAGACTTATCTAAGATCGTAGTATATAGAAATACTTCTATTGAAAAAATTTCTGACTGGATAGCTGCTCAATCTTTATATTGGAGATCTCAGTTAACTCATAATGAACCTATCCTATTAATATTAGATTCAGTATCAGCTTTAGATACAGACGCTAATATAGATTCAGAAATGGATAATGCTTCTGCTGATATGGGTAATAGAGCTAAGGCAATATATAAATTCTTCCGTATACGTAATGAAATGTTATATTCCTTAGGAATAACCCAGGTTTATATCAATCAGTTAAGAAAGAATCTTAAAGCAGGTATGTTTGAAAATCCTGATACTACACCAGGAGGACAAGCTTTAAGATTCTATGCTTCATTAAGAATAGGTTTATATGGAGGTAAACAGATTACTAAAAAGATAAAAGGTAAGGAAAGAAAAATAGGTAGAGTAACTTCAATAAGAACCATTAAAAATAAAGTTGCTCCTCCCGGACCTACGTTAAAGGCTTCACCTTTATATAATAATCCTAAATATGTAGATGAAGTAGGTTTTGATCGTTTACATTTCTTAGATGAACTTCTAGTAGAAGATGGTATAGTAGAGAAATCTCACTCTGGTACATTCACTTATAAAGGTAAAACTTTATGCAGAGGAGCAGAGAAGTTTAAGGCTTTATTAGAAGACGACGATGATCTTCGTAGAAAGTTAATAAGAAAAGAAGGTATAAACACTTTAGGAACTACTAAAAAGTTACTAGAAAGCATAGATAAAAACTTATACCCTGTAGAAGGTATATCAGGAGATTATGAGGAGGATGATGACTATGAAGAAGAAGAGGCGTAATATTAATCGTAAGACTATAGTATTGGTTGATGGAGAGGGACTTCTCCATCAATCTTACCATAAGTTTATGAATTTCAAATCAGTAGATGGTAAACCAAGTGGAGCAATCTTTGGATTCTTTAAGTCTTTACAGACATATCTATATAGATTTAGACCAGACGATGTAGTAGTAGTATTTGATAATGGTCATTCAAAATATCGTACTGAGATCATACCTACTTATAAGGCTCATAGAAAGAACATATCTATGGATTATGAATCTTTACATAGTCAAAAGAAGGTAATACAGAAGTTATTAAGGATCCTATGTATTAAATACGTATATGATAAGAATAAGGAATATAACTATGAGGGAGATGACTTCCTTGCACATCTAGCTATCAAGTGGGCTCCTAAGAAATCTAGAAGAATATTGATTACTGCTGATAAAGATTTTAATCAACTGCTTGTAAAGCAAACTACGATGATTTTTAATGTGCGTAAAGATCAACTAATATATGATTCTAATTGCAAAGTAATAAATGGTTATTCTGCAAAGGAGTGTGTTGATTGGCTTTGCTTAGTTGGAGATAAATCAGATGATATCCCAGGCTACCCAGGTATTGGAGAAAAGAAGGCAAGGAAATTCTTAGATGATTATACCTGTATCGAAAACTACTTAGAATCTGACACCTATCTTAAAGGAGATGAAGATCATAAGAAGATGAAAGAAGTCTACGATAGGAATAAGAAGATGATTGACTTAAGATGGTTTATCAATCATCATCCTATAAAGACTTTACCTATGAGAATTCCTAAAGAAGGTAAAATCAAAGTAAAAGCTTTAGAAAGAGTAGTTAACGAATATAGTCTTGGATCATTCTATTCAAAACTATTCATAGATAACTTCAATAAACAAATAGAAAGAACTTATGGAAAAAAAGAATAAGATAATGTTTGCAGGTCCTTCTGGTATAGGTAAGACTACTTTAGCTGAAAGGATAGGTAACGTAGCTGATATAAACTTCATATCTGGTTCAGTATCTGATTTATTACCTAAGACAAAAGAACAAACTCATCAGGAGATGTTAGCTAAAGATCCTAAAACTTTGTACATGGAAGACTTCCAAGTATTAAATCTAAGGAAGAAACGTTTCCAAGATGAAGAATCCTTTATAAGTGATCGTAGCTTTTTGGATGTAGCTTCTTATTTTATATATAAGCAAGCAGATAAAATCCCCGAGTGTGAGGTAAAACATTTTATGGATTTATGTAAAATGTTTACCGCTCAACATTGTTCACATCTCATACTGTTAGATTTTACTCCAGAGCTTATAGGTAACTGGATAGTAGAAGATAATAAAAAGAGAATCACCAATGGATTTTTCCAATGTGAAATATCTTCTATAATGAAAGCAGTGATTAAATATTGGAAAGCTCAATTTATTAGAGAAGTACATGTAGTCAACAATCATTGGTATAGACCTAGTACTCAATCTAAGGAAGGAGTTGAGATATGGAAACTTGATACTATACATGGAGAAACTAGAATCATGATAGTTAAAGAACCTAAATTAGAGATTAGATCTGAATATATAATGAATTTCATTTATGACAAAATCTAAGAAAATAGTAGCTTTAGTCTTTTCAGATTTACACCTGAATCAATGGGCAAAGTTTAACGAAAATAATGAGAGAACTGAGAATGGTTTCAAGGTTCTCTCATTAATAGCTGAAAAATGTAATAAGTTAAAGGTCCCTGCTTTATTTTGTGGGGATATGTTTCATAAACCAAACGTATTAGATACTTCACTACTCGTAAGGTTTACTCAATGGCAGAAAGAATGTTATTCTAAATACCCAAGGTTTAGATGTTATGCAATAAGTGGAAACCATGAACTACCTTCAGTAAATAAGATAGATAATCTAACTAAATCTATCTTGGATTGTTTTGAAGGATTTGGTCCTTCAGAATGGGGATTTAAGATCTTAAATAAAGAATCTATAGATATAGGGCTAAATATTACTGTACATGGTATACCTTACATAGATCACAATGTAGGTTTATGTGAATATATCTCTAAATTGAAATTAGATGATGATAGCAAGAATATCTTATTATTGCATACTGATTATCCAGGTGCTACAGATACAGACGGTAGACGTATAGATTCTGTAGAGAATATTAACATAAATACCCTGAATAAGTTTGATTTAGTATTATGTGGTCATATACATAAACACCAGAGATTGGCTAAGAAGGTATATATGGTAGGAGCTCCCATACAACAACGTAGAACTGATAAAAATTGTGAGATGGGTTACTGGGAGTTATACGAAGACCTATCATTAAAGTTTATACCCTTAGATAACTTCCCAAAGTTCATTGATGTAGAATCAGATGAAGAAGTAAAGGATGATGGTAACTACTATACAGTTATCCCAAAACAATCTAGAGTAGAAAAGATAGTAGAACATAAAATTACTAAGCAGTTATCTAAAAAACGTCTAGCTAAACGTTATATGAGGACTACTGGTATAAAAGATAAGAATAGAGAAAATCTTTTAATTAACATCTTAAATAAATCCGAGGAACAATGATAACATTTATTGGATTGATGATAAACGGCTTTTGTTCATATGAAGGACAAAGTTATATAAGTTTGAATGAGAAGCAAACGGTATTAGTTAAGGCTTCAAACGGGCAAGGAAAATCAACAATATTCTCTGCCCTTGTTTGGTGTTTATATGGTAAAACTCTAAAGGGTAATTCAGAAGTAAATACTTGGAAAGAAATCAGATCTAAAGATTATAATGGAACAAGGGTAGAGGTAACTTTCCAAAAAGGTGATAGTACCTATGTAATCACTCGATGTCAAAATTACACCCAATGTTTAGAAGATGGAGCTAAAGGTAAAGATAGACTTATTGTACAGAAAGATGTAGACTTTATAGATATAAAAGGTAAGGCTAAACTCCAAGAGTATATAGTAAATGAAATAGGCTTATCATATAAATTGTTCCTAAACTCTATAATGTTTGGACAAGGTATACAGAGGCTTATACAAGAATCTAACTCGGATAAGAAGAAATTGTTTGAGGAAGTATTTAATCTCAATTTTCTCAATATTGCTAAAGATATGGCAGTTAAAATGAGGAATGATGTTAAAATGCAAGTAAATGATATAGAACACGAGTATAAATCATTTAATAATGAATTTGAAAGTACTAGAGAAACATATTATGACCTCAAAGAAAGAGAAGATTCTTTTAAGTCTGATATAAAAGATAAGAAAAGAAACTTAAAGGCTAATAAGACTAAATTAGAAGAACAGCTTTCTAAAATAGGTGATCCTGAACAAGGTATAGAAAAGGCAGAAGATAAAATAAATAAGCTAAAAGAAAACCTAACAAAAGTAAACACTAAACTAGAGAAAGCCAAAAATCTTTCAGATATACCTGTAATAGATGTTATAGATAAAGTAATAAGATTACTTGAGAAAGGTAATGCTGATAAAGCTTTATCTAAGATGAAGATAATAAAGGAATCCTTTAAGGCAATAGATATTTATTCTGATAAGAAATATAGCTTAAAGGATAAAATTTCTAAATATGAAAGGGATAGGGCAAATCTATATCGAGATAAAAGTAATAAAAAAGACTTAAATCGTAGAATAGAGGATATAAAGGACCAAATCAAAGAATTAAAGAAAGAAAAACTCCATATATTATCTCCGAAATATAAAAAGAAAGCTCTAGAAATGAAAGAAAAGCTTAAGCATATAGAAGCTAAGCTAAAGAAAGCAAACAAACAGCTGGAAGATGTTGAATGGTTAATAGAAGATCCTTTATCAAACAAAGGTATCAAAGCTTATTTATTTAATTCAAGCCTTGACCTATTAAATAAGACCTTAGAGAATTATTCAAAAGTTTTAGGATTTAGAATTTCTTTCGATATAGACCTGGGATCTACTAAAAAGGATTTTATAACTTTAATCGAAAGAGGAGATATAGTAATAGATTACGATGAGCTATCTGGTGGAGAGAAACAATTAGCAAATGTTGCTATGGCTTTTGCTATGAATGAATCTCTTACAGCTAGTAAAGGTATAAATATAGCTTTCTTAGATGAAGTATTTGAATCCTTAGATCATGAGAATATAGATTTAGTAGTATCTCTTATTAATAACATTTATGAAGACAAAACCCTATTCTTAATCACCCATCAGGATTCATTACCTTTATCAAATTGTAAAACCTTGCAAGTTAAAAAACAAGGTGGAGTTAGTACAGTACAAGTACTATAAAGGTATATAAATATAATATACAATACAAATATGGTTAACTCTAAGAGAAAAGGTAATAAATTTGAGAGAACAGTTGCTAAATGGATGAGTGACTGGACCGGTTATAAATTTGGTAGAACTCCTTATAGTGGAGCAAATCACCAAAGCCGTGATCTAGCTTCAGATGTTATGTGTACAGATGAACGTCATGCTCATAGGTGTAAAATATCTGTAGAATGTAAATGTTATAAGGATATTAAATTTGAACATATCTTATTAGGTACTAAAGGTAGTGAAGTAGAAAAATTCTGGAATCAGGCTACTAATGATGCTCTTCGATCTGCAAAAGTACCTATCCTAATAATGAGATATAATTCAATGCCATCTAATGAATTCTTCATGGCAGTAGGAGAGGATTTAGCCAAAGAATTTATACCTTTTGTAAAAGATACTAGATATATGGTTTTTAATATAGGTGATGAGCTAAACCTGTATATCTTCATGGCAAGTGCTGTTCTAAGTAAAGTATCCTATAAAAGAGTACATAAGTTAGCTAAAATGATAGTTAAAAATAGATAAATATTACTACTCCTATGGAAAGAGATCCTACTAAATATGTTTATTGCCTTTTCTACTTAGAAAAGAAATCCTGGAAAGGTACTAACGATCAATTAAAGAAATATCATTATAAAAGAATAAAAGCTATCATACCTACAGTTAATATCCTACGAAAAACTATAAAAGGTAAGATGATCTTTACTGAGGAGCCAGTTCTTTTTAATTATGGTTTTATGAGAATGCCCAGGGAATTAGCTTATTCTAGAACTTTTATGAATAAACTAAGGAAAAAGATACCTGGCATTCATTCATGGCTTAGAGATACTGAAACTTTACATAGTAGGAAAAAGAGAGTTAGGATAGATAATGCCGAAGACTGGGATGATTTTTCTCTTATAGCTATGGTAGATAGATCTGAGGTAAGAAGGTTTATAAAGATAGCTAATGAGAATAAGAAATATTCTTTAGATGATTTGGTAAACATTAAGCCTGGTGATTATATACATCTAAAAGGATATCCTTATGAGGGAGTAGAGGCTACAGTTAAAAGAGTAGATTATCTAAATAAACAAGTAACAGTTGAAACATTCGTACTAAATGGTACCATGAAGTTAACATTACCTTTTGATAATATACTCTATAGCGTATATCTTCATTATGATCCAGATGTTATACAGGCTACTAATCTAGAACATGATCCAGATAATATTACTCAAGATGGTATAGATCAAATAATGGATAAGAAACAATATTAAAGTTATGGATGATAGAACTAATAAAGCTTGGAGTTGGTTATTACCTAATGAGCAGAATTCCTTGTATTTAACTTTAGGTACAGGTAAATCTTCATGGGAAGTAGGAGAGATGATGAAACTATCTCACTATAAGTACCTTGAAATAAAAGAGAGGGCAGAGATATTCCTAAAAATGTTTAGTGGATTTTTACAAAAACATGATGATCTATTCAGATGGGATGGGCCATGTACAGAAGATTTTAAGGAATATATAACTGCCTGTATATGTGATCGTAAAACTGTTAAAGAAGCCCGTTTATACACGGGCCTTTCAGTTAACCTACTAAACCCAGTATCAGAAAAATTAATTACTAAGAACATTGGTAGATTAAAGGAATCTGATAATGGATGGGACCTTGATACTCTAGAGTTAATTCTAGAGTTTGATAGATGGAATAATTTTAGAATATTACCTAAAATGTTACAGAGACCCTCTGCTTATAAACGTAGGGTAAATAAGAAACATAAGATATATATTAAGTATCTATTGGATCATAAGAAAATGCCTAACTGGTTACTTGAAAGAATCGAAGAAAGGTTTAAGTGTAAGGCAAGAAGAAAGTATACCGAAGACCAATATTGGATTTGTTTAATATCAGATACTTTATATAAAGACGGTTATAAAGTAATTCCAGTTAGAAAATCCGAAGAGCTTTTGAAAGAGATGAATAAGTTCTACATCTATGTATTCAAAGAAAAAGACCATGCAGATAGCTTTGGTTTTATGGTAGCTAATTATAGAATCAAAACTTCTCAAGTTAGGCTTGGATTAAAATTCTGGCCTGATTATAGATTAGCAGTAGAATCAGCTATCAACTACAATAATATAAATAACCTTGATTTTGATGTAAGTATACTTAAAAAAGCACATAAGAAACTTAAAAATGCTAGAGGATAGATGCTTCCACTACCCTATCCTCAGCATTTAGTAAATAATTTAATATATTATTTGCATATATAAAATAAATGTAGTATATTTGCAATCAAATAAAATAATTATTAATTTTATAAATAGTCAGTATGGCAAGGAACAAAAAACAAAACAGTCCGAAGGTATCATTCTTAAGAGATGCTTGCACTCATGACACTTATAGGGACATTAAAAGAAAGGCTATTGCTTTAGGAATGCCTTTCCCAGATGCTACAGGTAATTCTATAGGATTCCTACTAAATTATATTAATAGGACAGATAATACTCCAGATCCTACCTTAATCGATAAATACGATAATTGGATGGATAATCAATTATCTGAAGCTGGTTATGCAAAAGATGACCCATTAAGATCTTCAAGGTTAAGGCTTGGGTTTCTCGGAGACGAAGACGAGAATGGAAAACCCAAAATAAGAAGAGTACCCGGTATAAAAAGATCCAAGGAGAAAAAACCAGCAAGAGAAAGAGATAAATTCTCATTATTCAAGGGTACTAAGAAGTCTTATACATTTGAATTAACTGAAAAGGGTTTATCCTTAGATAGAATTACTAGAAGAGTATTAAAAAAGTTCCCGGATGCCAAGGAAAAATCAATTAGCCTTTGGCATAGAGCTTGTTTAAGAGAATTAAAGAAAAATGGTTAAATTAGCCAGAGATCCTCATATAGTATGGAAAGATAGGTATTATATATGGACCTATAGACCTATTAAGAAAGAGAGTAAGAGATATACTCAAAGAAGTTTATATCCCAAATTCATAACTCCAATCCCATACTTATCAAGGCTACATATAAAGCATGTAGTAGTATACTCATTTGGACCAAAGGTTTTAACTAAAATTCATATAATTAGTGGCAAAAGATTAATCAAACAAGGTATTACCTATCTCAAATGGGGCAAATATCAATATAACTCCTTCTACTTAGGTGATAGGATAGTTCATGTAAAGAAATGGGCCTATCCTCCCGAAGATAAAAGAGATACTCATCGTAGAAGGAAGTATATAACTAGATTATGTAAAGCTGCCGAAAGGATGAATAGAGTTGAGTTTAACAGATACTATAAACTTCAAAATTATGGCTACAATTACTCGGGATTTAGCAGATATTATCTGCGGAATCAATATAACAAAGTCAGAGATTCTATCGCACAGGAGATATTCACGCCTAAGCAAAGAAGAAAAATTAGACTTCGATAAATATAAGGATAAATATTCTTACAGGGAATGGAGAGGAGCTTTTATAATAATGAAATATTATAATATACCCTTTCACCATAGGATGTTTAGGCAAGTACAGAAGTTATATAATATACCTTCATTAGAGTTTATGGAAAGATATAGGACTAATGTTACCCAGGATAAACCAATACCTTATATTAAGCCTAAGTATTTAATAAAGGAACTAGAGTTTCAAGGTTTTGTACCTTTACAAGATTATAAATTAAAATATGGATATAATTACATATACTCTGTAGTAGAAGGTAAGTTCTATATATTTCCAAAAAGATTAGTATATGGAGGTAAACATAAAGTATCTGATAGACATCCTTACCTATTAAAAGAATGTTCAAAATGGGGAATACCAGGGTATGGTTCTTATACACAAGATGATACTCAGGTTAAGATATTATTTATAAACCAAAAATCATATAGGCATTGAAAAATACTCCACTAGATAGAGGTTTTCAATATAACATTGAATTTAGGGATTCCTTCAATTAGGATATTCAACATATTTAATTAACATTTATATAAACAATTTAATTTTTACAATTATGGCTAAAAAGAAAGCTACACAAAAGGAATTGAAAATCGTTTCACAGGTAGAACTCGAAAACGGTACAGTATTGGTTCAATACGAAGATGGATCATTTGCAGTACTTGCAAAGATTGCTATCCCTGCTGAAACTGCTGCTTCATTCTTTGGTTCTGACGAAGACGAAGACGAAGACGAAGAAGATTCTGACGAAGACGAAGACGAAGAGGAAGAAGATTCTGACGAAGACGAAGACGAAGAAGATTCTGACGAAGACGAAGAGGAAGATGAAGAAGATTCTGACGAAGACGAAGACGAAGATGAACCCCTTACTCCAGAGGCTCTCCAGGAAATGGATTTTGAAGAACTAGAGGATGTTTGCGATGACAAAGAACTTGACACTGACCCAGATGATTACGATGAGGAAGATGTAGACAAGCTCCGCAAAGCAATCGCTAAAGAACTTGGTATCAAACTTCCTACTGCAAAGAAAGGCAAAGGTAAGAAAAAGAAGTAAAAACATCTTAGAAAGTAGTTAGGTAAATTCTGACTACTTTCTTTAACTTACTATAGAATAACATAATCATTATCTAATCAGTAATTTTTAATAACATTTCAAACAAATTAAATTATGGCAAAGAAAACAACAAAGAAGGCAGAGGTATCTGCAGAAGAGAAGTTGGCAAAGAAGAAGGCACGTATGGAAGCTCTTAAGAATCGTCCAGCAGGCCAACGTTGTAACTCAAAACAATTCGATGTAATTGTTACAGAGACAGGTAAGATTGAAACTTACGGTTACGTAGTAAAGGTAAAAGGTCGTTCAGTAGGTGTTTACACTACTACAGTTGCTTACAACAAGGCTGGCGAGGTAGTTTCAGTATCTAACTCATTCATCCCAGGTGAACTTACCATCAAGGCAAAGAAAGGTCACGGAGTAATCACTGGCCAAAAACCTGGTAAAGGTTCTAAAGGCGACGAAGAGGAGGAGGAAGAGGATTAATCCTTAACACCTACTTTTTAATGTTTGCTAAAGGTTTAAGCCAGCTTCATCCAGGAGCTGGCTTTTATTAAGTAAAATACAAGATGAAGGAGGAAATCAAAAGAAATCTCACAATAATTGCATTAGATAACTTAATAAATACTTATTCTATTGCACTAGAGAATAAAGAAATTACCCAAGAGGATAGGAATTATCTTGAAACTTGTATATCTATTGCTTATGAAATCATAAAAGATATTAATTCTCAGAATAATAAACCAAAATGGAATCAACTATAAAATCACTTATCATAGATATTAAAGATCAGATAGATCAGTTAGAGATAATACACCAGAATTATCTCAAGGCTGTAAATAATGGTTCTAACCGATCATCCCAATCTTTAAGGATCCAGTATATGGGAGCAAAGGGTAAAGTAGTACATAAAATGAAGAAACTTTCCGATAAAATCCGAGGAGAGATTATTACTGTAGATTTGTTAGTAAACGGTAAACCCGATAACGGTACATTTGTAAATCTAACCGAGGAGGATATCGAAAATATATATAGGATAGTAGCTACATCTACTGGGCAAAAAATAGAGATCCTTAAATTTAATCATAGGTTTACCAGGATATTAGAAAAATCTTAGAAAACACTTGCCTAATAATCTAAGGATTTAGCTATAAATTATTAAAATCCTAAGAAAGATGAAGAGACAACTAAAATCACCAGAAATTAGGGAGGCTAAAGCAGCTATTCTTAAATTTCTCCAGGATCATAACCTCAACCCAATGAAGGATTATTCAAAACATCCTAAATATGGAAGAGAGTTCTCTATGCTTCTTATGAAATTAACTAAAGAGAGGCAAAAGATAGAAAAGATATATCCTCAACTAGATATTAAAAATCAAACCAAACATTTGAAAGCAATTATGGCAAAGAAAGAAAAAAAGGCTGCAATTAAGTCAGCAGAGAAGGAGCTTAAGAAAGCTTCTCTCACTAAGAAGGAATCTAAGGCTAAAGTAAAAGAGGCCAAAGGTAAATCTTCAAAGGAAGTAAAGGAAAAGAAAGAAAGAAAACCTCGAGTTTTTAAGTATGACTATCCTTTGGTAAATGGTAAGGAGATGTCTCCAGATCAGAAGAAAAAGTACCGTATCGAGCAACGTAAACTTGCTAACGGAGAGAATCCAGAGAAGAAGTCAAAGGTTTCTAAGAAATCCAAAGAGGCTCCAGTAAAAGAGACTAAGAAAGTCAAGAAGGCTTCTAAAGAAGTTAAAGTAGAGAAGAAATTTAAGAAAAAGGTTAAGAAAGAAGAGGATTAAAATCACATATAACCCTCACTAACTAAGGCAGGGATCTAAGGTCTCTGCCTTTTTTTATCTAAAGAAATATGGAAAAAGAAATTTTTAAGCCGAAGCTCAGAATCACTCTTTTATCAGAAAATGGTTGCCCAGTATCTGATAGATTGGTTGATGCCTATACAGAGCTTAACACAGGACCTAAGGTTCAGCATAAAGGTCCTATAAGAGTTGAAGTAACTCTTGAGAACAAACAAGATATTGAAAGCTTTAAGAAATACTTAGATGGTCTTTCTGGTACCCTACCTATAAAGGAAAATATAGGAAGAGGTAGACCTACATCTACTGTTGTAAAGGAATTAGAATCCCCAAGAGAAGATATCTTATCAGATGTTGAAAAGATGGTATCTGAAGGTAAATCTCAAGGTGATATAGTAACATACCTAAGATCTATAGGTTTTGTATTTATCCTTACAGAAGAGTTTAAGTTCCACTTCCCAGAGTTTGAATTTAATAAGAAAGATGTTGGTGAACCTAACGATAATGGTCAATATCTTAATTCTTATTCATGGATGGTAAGGCAGATTAAGAAGGCTAAGGATCCTAAGGCAGATAAATTCGATCCTCAAATTATCTTTGGTTTTAGTATCATCAATGGCCCAAATAAGAAGGTAGTTCCTTACCTCTATAAAGAACGTAGAAAGCCTCTTAAGGTAGCGAAGACCAGTTCTAACACTTTATCATTCTCTAAAGTAGGATTTACCAAGTACCCTGCCTTCATGATAGAATCTGAAAGACTTAAATTCTCTACAGAGATTAGGCAGTTGTTAAATAACCCAGAGAAGAAACCAAGTAAATTCTTTATCAGATGGTTTAAGGATGTAAAATTCCCAGACACTATAAAGGATAAGATGAATGAAATCTACAACAATTCACGTAATGGATAAGTCAACAGGAAAAATCATTTCTAACATTGCCTCTATTCAGTTAGAGGCAATTATATCTATTGATAAAGATCGTAGTATACCAGAAGATCTAGCTTTCAAATATCTAGAAATACCTTCAGAAAGTCAATGGGATCATGCTGTAGAAACCTTAAGAGATCTCTACATTCAAATGATGGAGATGCCTACTATAATCCGAATGTTAAGCGAATATCAATTACTTCTCTGCTCTCATATCCTTTACAGAATGGAAGATGTATGGATGATTGATAATCCTGAAGGAGTATTTGGAGCATGGGGTGAAATACATGCTCAGATGAAAAAGTTTCACCCAGAATTTACATTATCACAAGTATGACAAGAAAAGCTTTTGTAAGATATGTAGGTAGTTCCTTAGGTATATCATTTAGAGAATGTATGACTTCATCTCGTATAAGTGGATACGCATGGAAGAATGATATATTATATATCATTTTTGGTACATCTCCTAAGAAATCTAGCCTATATAAGTATTATGGAGTTAGTAAGGAAATGTTTATAGCTTTAGATAATTCTAAGAGCAAAGGAGTTTGGATCCAGCACAATTTAATCAAACCAAAGGTTAAATATGAAGGATTCAATATAAGCTAAATTACCAGGGTATAATCTAAATGGTTATACCCTGTATTTGTAGTTCCTATCATAACTACCCGTAGAACCTTAGCTTTTATTAAATTTTCTATGATTTTATTTGCATAATTGAAATATTATATTTAATTTTGCAAACAGATAAAACAAAATAATTTATTTATTCATTTTTAATATTAGTCAATTATGAAAAAGAACGTAAAAGAGGAAGTTATCCTCAAGGCAGAGAACAAACAAAACCAAGTTTCTAACGAAGTTAAGGCTTCTAAGAAGGAAAAGAAAAACAAAAAGGTTAAAGACTCTAAGGAAGAAAAACCTAAGAAGGAAAAGAAATCTAAGGAAGTTGTCCTTAAGAAGGAATTAACCAAGGAAGTTGCAAAACAACAGAAAGTTAACATCATGGAGGAAGTAATTGCTCACCGACAGGTTAAATACAAATACCCAGAGGATGTAGTAGATACTCTTGCAAGGAAGACATGGAGACAGAAAACCCGCAATGAACTCCATCGATTGGAATTAGCCCTTTCAAGAATCAAAGATCAGAATTCCAAGGAATGGAAGAAGGCTAACAAAGAATATGAATCTTTCAAAGATCAAGTCCTAAAACCAGAACAGATTGCATAAAGAACTAAGGAAGGAGGAAAATTCTAATAATATTCTTAGGGAGGGATAAAAACAAGGCCCTCCCTTTATTAATTCCATTATAGTCCATGCAGCAATATCCTAACTTACCTGAAAAGGTAATTAAAAAATATAGGGAAGAATTACTAGACCTATATAAAAGGTGCATAAAAACCTATTTGGTTTCTAAAGGCCTAAAAGTAAACAAAAGGAAGAAGTTCGATAAACTCTTCAATTATTATATCTCATATAAGAACATTGAGATATATTTTAATCTACCCATTAACTTATTAGTTCAAGCTATAGTGAAAGATACCTTAGAAGAACTTGTAAAAGGAAAAGAACATGTACACAGACATAGTAAGAAAACAGTACGTAGGAAAAAGTAAGTTAGACTTTTACCTTGAAGGAGAACTTATTAAAACTCCTTTAGAGATAGGTTCTTTAGGATTTACTTTAGAAGATGAAAAAGGTAATAAGTTCCAAGATATAAATAGGTATCTCCCAGATTATTACATACCTATAAAGATAAGGGATATATCCTCAGTAGAAATAGGTATGGGAAAAACCTTAGACTTTACTCATATTTTATATATCACCGGAGTTCCTAAATTTAAGCCCTTAAAACCTTTTAGGATTAAGGATATAAAATGGGATTCCTATTACGAAGATTTATACCGAGGATATTTATTTCAAATCCTAAAAGTAGGGCAGGAGATCGAATTAATGAACGACTATAATAACACTAAATTTAAGATAGACTTATGTTAGACACAGAGAATTACATTAGCATATTTAGAATGGATCAAAGTAATTATGAATTTAATAGGGTTGAGTTTATATCTAAACTAAGAAAAGATTTTCTAGATAAGATAAAAGATAACCCAAAATATGATTCAAAATTGCCAGGAGGAATTCCTTATAAATGTTTTAGGGAATTGGTAAATGATACCGAAAGGTTTTATAAAAATTTATCTGCCAGAAGGTACCAGCTCTGTAAAAAGAACCTAACGGTTAAATTATGGAATATGTTTTACGCAAAAGTAGTAGTTCCATATAGGACAAAGCACTATCCAGTCATTCAAAAGTTTATAGAAGATAATCATAAGAAGTATTAAATCCCTATATAACGAGACAACATTATGGCTGAAGATAATATTTTAGATCTTTTAGGCAATATTTTTAAGGTAATCCCGGGTTATAAATTAACCTTGGATTTTCCTATTAAGGACTACGAAAATTGCAAATCCTTTTCCTGCAATAGGGATAGGGTTTCTGGGCAGACTATGACAATAATAAATAAGGGAAAAGATCATTGGATAGCTGTTCAATGGATTGGCCACCTTAGTATGTACATTACAAGAAAACTAAAATTTATAAAATATGAAGAAATCACAGACATCAGATTCGAATGGAGACATCATAAAGAAGCCGAAAAGTTTGTCAGAAGTTACTTACAGAATGCCTAGACCTAATGGGTTAACTGCTTTAGTTACAGAAGCTCGTATAACTCAATCAGAAGAGGCCATGGCTAATGTAAAGAAGTTTATGATTAACTTATGGTTAATGTCAAATGGAACTATTAATGGCGCTTCTATAGACATATACAATTTTGCTAGAAGCATAGATGTATCAGTAGATGAAATTAGAATTAGAATGAGAGACAATCTTCTAGAATCTAAGATCTGGGATACCGATAAGCAACAGCAAATAGTAGAAGGAATGTTTGGACAAATGATTGCTTGGTCTATGGAAGATAGAATGAAGATCAATGCCCAAATAAACTTATTAATGCAATCACAGGGAGGGACTTATAAACCTTTCATATCTGCAGAATTAAATAAAGCTCTTAAGATGGGATTAGATAGTAGTACTAGCTTCCAATCAGTAGTATCTAAGTTCTTAGGTAATGGTTCTACTACAAACATCCTAAATGTACTTCATCAAGAAAACAATGAAGTAACTGCTCAGTTTGTTACTACAGAAGATGTACTAAAGATACTAGAAGATAATGGTAAAGAATTAGATAAATCAGAACAAGCTAAGCTAATAGAAGCTAGATATGATTTATCAGATTTACCAGAAGTAGTAGCAGTTAAACAGCAAGGAGTAGATACTTCTAAAGAAGGCTTAGGAGGTAAGATAGATGTAAGAGCTATTACTAAATCTACAGATAATATGCAAAAAGCTTTAGAAGCAGCAGAATATGATCACCATGCTATGCGTAGAGAAATAGAGATGAGGATAGATCCAGATGAACCTGATCCAGAGCTAACCCAGTATGACCAAGCAGAGGAGATCAAAGATGATGAAGATAATAGCTTTTCAGTTGAAAACTTTCTAAATTAATAATTATGATAACAAAAGTAAAAGTAGAGGCTTCCTATGTAGAAGCTAAGAATGAATTCTTAAAAGGTATACAGAAATGTATAGCAGATTCCTTAAGAACTCCTTCCATTATAGTAGATAATACTCCTACGGAACAAAAGCAGGCGCATGCGATTATAGATAATATTAAAGAGAATTATCCTGGCTCAGAACCTACTTTAGTACTGCCTGGAGTACTTATCCAAATGATCTTTCCTGAGGAGGAGTTATTGGTATCAACCATCTTCTTAAAAAACAACATCAATGGCTCAAGAGTTATCAAGTTAGAGCTATGCAAACTAGCTTCAGTTGAGGATAAATAAAATCAAAGATTATGACAATTAAAAACAACACTCCAGACAAGCTTGGCACTGAATCTATTCAAAAGGAGATTAATATTCTTGAAATGGATTATCTTGATCCTTACATTGAAATCATAGAAGTTAGTGCAAAGGCAACCGAAAATGATGTAATCATCTACGAATTACTAATAAAGGATAATTCTTCTGAACCTATTCCTAAAACTCATAAGCAATATCTAGAAGAAATCGCTGACTTCACGGGTTATGCTATAGATATGGATCTCCAAAAAATTGAAACTAATATAGAGATCATATCTAAAGAAGATAAACTATCCAGGGTCACTTTAACATTAACCTTCTAAATCAAGTAACATGAAACATATTATCATATTTATAATCATAATCCTTTTAGTGGGATGTACTCAAGATACAACTACACATCAGCTCTATCTTCAACTAAAGGAATCAAGGGATTCCTTCTACATCTATAAATGTAAGTACTATAACCTACAAAAGGAGTATCTAGAGTTACAAAGCAAACAGTATACTCATTAATTCTATATACATATGTATATAACTACTACGTTTTATTATGTAAATCGCGCTTAATATCACCGTTATTAATTAGAGGTATCTCATCTGCGAAGACAAGATACCTCATTTTTGTGTATACAGTTCTTAATCTTAGCCTCAGCTATTAATAAAATATATTGCATAATTAAAATATTATTCGTAAATTTGCAAAGTGATATTAATAAATTAAATTATAGTCAATTATGAAACAATTAAAAATCAAAACCAAACAAGAACTCAAGAGGTTATCATCCTCTAAGTACTATTCTTTTATCTGCGGTGATGCTAAAGTACATACATCCTGGTACAGTATCAAATTTTGCGAAAAAGTTCTTATCAGTAAAGACCTTAGAAAAGAACTTAATCTTCCTAAACATTTGCTCATATTTGATACTACTAAACAAGTAAAAGCCTTTATATTACATAACTTAGAATTCCTCGACCTGGATCTTGGTCAAGAATCAGTTGACATATATAATACCATGATGATAGCTCTATCTAATGCTAAGGATGTTTTCCTACAAGTAGATGCTCAAATAATGAGAAAATACATGGACTGGAGGAACTCCCATTATAAGTCTAACAAAGTACTTCTACCCTGGAAACTCATCATGGGTGACTGGAGATATATGAATCAATATCTCAAAGGTCTTAATCAAGAGTACTCTAATCTCTTAAATAAATAAGTTATGCGGATAGATCCATCTAATGCACTAGAGAATTGCATAATCGCTCTGCTTAACAAGGTTAAAGACAAAACGATATACATGCAAAATCCAATACTTATAAAGGAGGATAATACTCCCTACATAAGTAAGTTCCCAAAACCTAAATACATACAGGGTATCACATTAGTAGATGAAAAACTGAAAGTAATCCTGTTAACAGAAGGAAAACCCAAAGCTAAAATCACCTACAAGGATTTTAACTATTTTGTATTCAAAGATCAGTATCAGATACTCTTCCAAGGCATACAATCTACCTAATCCACAGCTTTTATAAATAAAATTATTAATTATGTTGCATAATTCAAATATTATTAGTAATTTTGTAGCATAATTAATAATTAAAGATATTAACGAATAAAAATTAAAGATTATGCAAACAATTATTAAAAATCTAACTCCAGCTTATCTGGACACGGAATTTATCAAAAGAGAGATTAACACTATCCAGGTAGATTACATGGATTCTAATCTTCAAATCCTAAGAGCTATTGCAAATCAACCTCTTATAACAGAAGATAAGATCACTTACGAATTACTCATATGGGATTCTTCAGAAGAACCTATCAAAGGAACTCCAGAAGAATATCTAAATGAAATATTAGACTTCAGGGATCTTGCTGCAGATTATGACTGCAATATAGATGCTAAGATAGAAATCATCTCTAATGAAGAGAAACTCTCAAAGATCACATTAACATTAACATTCTAAAATATAGTCACTATGCAAAAGTATAAATTAATTGAAAGTACAGCAATTGAATATGAAGGTCATAAGTTGTACAGGATTGAAGCTCTAAGAGATTTTGCAAATGTTAAAAAAGGAGACCGAGGAGGTTATGTAGAAACCGAAAATAATTTATCACATGAGGGTAATTGTTGGATCTACAATGATGCTAAGGTCTATGGGCGGGCTAGAGTTTTTGAAGATGCTTTAATATGGAGAAATTCGGAAGTTTTTAATCATGCAGAAGTTTATGGAAAAGCTCAGATTTGGGATAATGCAGAAGTTCATGGATATTCAAAAGTATATGATAATGCAGAAGTAACTGATCGGGCTCAGGTTTTTGGGTTAGCTAAAGTATTTGGAAACGCAACATTATCTAATCAGGCAGAAGTATATGCAGAAGCTCAAGTCTACGGAAAAGCTCAAGTCTACGGAAATGCTATGGTCTATGGTTTTGTTAAAGTATATGGTTCTGCTGCAGTTGGTAACAATGCTGAAATTAAAGGAGTTGCTGAAATTAGTAAAACTAGGGACTACTACGTAGGGAAGAATATATGGTCAAGCGGGAGATACTTTACATACACCAGGTCAAACAGAATGTGGGCAGTAGGCTGCTTCTACGGTACTAGTAAAGAACTAATAGATAAGGCAAATCTAGATACCCTGGTTTCTGGAAGAGAATATGAACGCATAGTTAACTATGTAGAAGCAATGTACAATGATTTAGAGAATGATTAATAAATAATAAGTTAAATATAAAGTATAATAAGTATGAAACTAAAAGATCAAGAAGTAGGCCTAATGATAGTAACTATCATGAAAGGTTTAGACAAATTAGATGAACTAGATGGTCAAATAAAGACAATCTATTTCAGAATGCTCTCCCTACTAGTCAATCATTTTATATACTCTATAAAAGATCTGAAGAGGGTAGAAGACTTCACAGATGAGGAGAAATTCTTCATAGAACTTCCTTTACTGGGAGTATTTCTAGACCCAGATTCTCTATCAGAGGAAGATCCTTTCAAAAAGGCTATTATTAAGGCAAGAGTAATGTCAATGGAACAAGAACTACAGGAAATAAAAGATAAAGATATACCATTAAATTAAAGCAATATGAGAATAGATATAGAAAACGCATACAAGGATATAAGAGATAGATCTAATAAGATATTCAAGGAAGATATTATTATAATGCTATTAGATGCTCTAGATCTACAAGTAAAGGACATCCCTCTAAAAGATTTCAGAGAAGGTAAGATAGTATCATCCAAACAGAATCCTTTATATAGGATAGTAAGTAACCTACCTAAGGATTGGTTCTATGACAAAGATACTCTCAAGAAGGATATCATAAAGCTACTCGAAACAGAAGACAATGAAGATCGTCTCAAAGAAATACAGGACATCCTAAACAGATAACATTATGCTTACACTTAACAAAAGAATCATAGATCACGAACTGAAGAACTACTATAAAGTAGAAGATAAAACCAAAGCGGCAGAGTTAATAAGAACTCTGCTGCAAATAATCCAGTTCTTCTTAAAAGATATACCAGATGATATACATCTTAAGAAGCCCAGTAAAGAAAACCAAGAGCTATACTCTTTACTTCAAAAGCTACCCAGCTACTGGCTAATAAACAAAGAAATAATGAGATCACAGCTTCTAAGAACTATAGAGAATACAGAATCTGAAGATACATTATTCGAAGCCTACAAATCAATCATCCTATAAGTACAACCCAAAACAAATAAGAATATGAAATTCAATCAATTCATAGTAAACAACTATCTAAATAACAGTTCTCAAGAAGACCAAAGGAAACTTCTAGAGGCACTCTTAGAATATTTTGAAAGTTCTATAAGTAATCTACGTCCACCAATCTTAGATTATCCTAAGGATAGAGCTCTACAGTACATGTCAGAAAGTAAATATGACATTCTACACAGGCTACCAAGAAACTTCTTCTACACTAATGAAGATATCAGAGAAGAAGTAATGACCCTCATGCCAACCCTAAACCATAAAGATATACAGAAGATATATCTACTTCTCCTCAATCAAAGAAAGAACCCATCCGAAGAAAGAATCCTCTAATCCGCTCTCAACCCCACACAAAACAAAGAATAAATGAAAAGACCTAACTAAACACACATCCCAGTATCACATAACCAAAGATACTGGGATTAATCATATACTAATACCAACAGACCCAACCCTAAACAAAGAAATATACATATATACTAATGATATACACATCAGAATAAAGAACACCACTCCAACCTAAAACAAAACAAAATCCTAATAAATAATATAAGTAGTATATATATAAGAATAATATAAAGGGAACTAATATTTAGGTTCTTTGTGTTTTAGGTTTTAGGTTTACCATTTTAGGATCACTTTTAGGATTAGACAAAAAGTAGACTTTGATATATCTAAGATAGTCAGGAAGTAGCTAAAGTGAGCGTTTGTGTAGTTGGGGGTGCCCCGGGGATTTGAGATGGTTGGGGATGAGGATTTAATTCCTAGCTCTCACTGTAACAATCTAGCTCATTTTGACAGCTTTTGTCATTTTACGATGTACATCAAAAGGTACCCCAGGAAAGGCCCCAAAAATGTACCTAAAAAGGCTCAAATTAGGGCCTAAAAATGTACATTTTTTAATTAAATCCTGGCCGAGGATTTAAGGGATTTAGGCAATTTTAGGCAAAGGATTTAGGCAATTTAGGGGCCATTTTTTGTTAAATCCCTTTACTTTTAGGGCACATTTTTTAGGTGATTTAGAGCCTAATTTTGTAAAATCCCATTACTTTTTAGGGCTCATTTTATTAAATCCCAGAGCCAAAATAGGCACATTTTAGGGCTCAAAAAGGCTCAAAAAATAAAAGGATTTTACAAAATTAGGGGCCTTTTTAGGCTCAAATTAGGCACATTTTTAATAAAATCAGAGCCTTTTTAGGCAAAGGATTTAACGATTTAAGGCCCCAAAAAGGCAATATTTAGGCCTAAATTTAATAAATCCTGGAGCCTATTTAGGTTAAATTTATACCATTCAAGGCCCCAAAATAAGACATATTCTTAGTAAAATATCAAGTAACTCTCCATATAATTATACTAAAAATTAAAAATAGAGCTCTAGACAAGAAGTATACTGGGAGAATAAGCAGGAATCTATAGCCACATATAGTAGAAGATAGTAGATTGATACTTTAAGGTATAAGGTAAGGACTAAATATGAATATATTATATTTACGTAGGGAATATAATATAAGCCGTTAAGGTTTTAACGTTGACGTTGACGATAAATCTCAGAATCATATAAAAGCTAATACCAGGAATAAGAATCTAATATCAAGGAAAGCTAACTCAGTATTACTAAAAGAGCTATCTCAGTTACTTATATAGATATATAATATAAGTACTAGAAGTACTGCGTTAGGTTTTTAGGTTTACCTTTGTTTTGGAGTAGGTTAGCTGCTATCTTTATTTATCTTGGTTCAAGGCTCTGCTCTATAGATGTAGATAAAGGCCCTGGAGACTTAACTATCGTAGGAATTAGGGATATAAGGCCTCAAATACTATTTAGTTATCATCTACTCAACAACGCAGGTGTACGTTGATATAGCCTCAATTTTTAGGTGAAGGCTTCTAGTATACTATTGATGGCCCTGAGATTCCTCACATCATCAATCAGATCATCAGCCCTATTAAAATAATAATATAAAAATTTTGTAGATTCAAATATTATTTGTACTTTTGCAATGATAATATAAGTATTAATTAAATTTTAGTCAAAATGAAAAATTTAACAATTAACAATCAATTCCTCTCAACCTCAGAGTTCCTCATTCCAAGTTCAACCGGAGAATATCTCCCAACAAACATTACCGTCATTTACGCTGCTACAGATGCGGAAGAAATCAACGAAGAACTCTTCGATAAACTCCAAGACAACGGAATCGAATTAATCTATTCTATCAATATCAAGGAAGCCCACCAGGCTTACAACGAATTGCTAGATCAACTTATGGAACTCTTACAATCAGATTTCATTGGAGATGACGATTTCGAAGATTACATCCCAGATCTAGTCAATCAAATACTGCACATCATCCTTTACTACAATCACAACTTCCCTGAAAACCCCTTATCTCCAGGGTATATCAAAGAACTTATTCAGGAGTACGATAACAAAGGTTTTCATAAATACAAACTCCAAGATAACTGCAACTTCTTATATACTAATCTAATCGAGGAACAGAAAACTATCCAGGAGATCCTCAAAGAATTCCCTAACGATCAACAATAACCCTTATCTTAAGCCCGGACTAATAATCTGGGCTTAATTGTGTAATCACATCGAACTTACCTACTCTATGAGATATTTAATTTACCATCAATGGCCTCAAGGAGCTTATATATCTTTATCTCTACTGGCCTTAGATAGATCCTCAGAGCTCCAGCAAGAAATAAATATTTTAATAAATAATTTGCATATATAAAATAAAGGTATTACTTTTGTAGTGTGATATTAAATAATATAGTATTAATTAAAAATTAAACGTTATGCAAACATTCTCAAAATCTCCGCTTTTCACAATGAACAACATTCATTATCTTTGTTCAGAATCAATAGAGATAGAGTTCATATAACATAAACATTACAATTATGATAAGCTTATTTATTGAACACCCAAACACAGAAACACTGGAACTCATCATTTCACAAATCAAAGAGATTGAATTGATTGGTTTAGCAGTTCGAACTATAACTTTTGAAAACGTTACAGATTCTAATCTAAAATCGAAAGGGTTTAGATGGACTTGGGAAATAGAATCATCAAAGGAACTAAATTATAAAGAAATAAGATCAATAGCTATGTTACTAGATCCTGAATATGACTGGGATATTAACACTGAATATAATGAAAGAACTAAGACTTATAAATTTATACTAGAAGTAATTGACTAAAGATATGATAAATACATTAACTATCATCGGAGAGAATGCACTTCAAGTCAAAGTCTTTGCATACTTTGCAGACAAATCTCTCAATAAACTCTTCTTACCTGATTTTAACGCTGCAATTAGATTAAATGATGAGAAATGGGAAGATGTAGAGTTCACTTTAGAACTATCTCAGGGAATTCCGTATAGTTCAAAAGAATTTCTAAGATTGCAGTTTGCACTATGGACAGAGAAAGAGTTACTGGGCAACTTAGATATGTTCTCTATCTGCAGCAAAGATAAAGAGAACATAACAAAAATCAAGTTCAAAATAAATCTCTGGAGACAAAGAACTATAATATAATAGGAATTGTTTGCAATTGAGTAAAGCGTTACTCAAGAACATTCTATACTTTCATTAGATTATTTAATTATTACGTCGGAAGTCAGTCTATGCGAATAGGCTGGCTTTATTTTTTGATATATGTTCATATAGACCTTAGATGGCCTCTATTGATAATAATATCTCAGAGCCTTCAAGGGTATCTCAAAGCTCAAGCTGGATTAATATTTTAATATAATATTATTGCATATATAGAATATTATTAGTACTTTTGTAGTGAATTAAATAATTAATGTATTAACAAATTAAATTTTAACAATTATGCAAACAATTAAATTAAATCCCCAGATCTTCTCAGAAATCTTAGAACTGATCTCTATTCTATCAGACTGTCTCCAAGAATTCTATGACTTTCAACTAACAGAGAACTCTCTAACATTCAAATCTTATCTTATTCTAACAGAGGACGAACAAGCTGAATTCGATGACACAATCGCTAACTGGATGGATCATTCAGAAAATCCAGAACTATTAGACAACTTCGACTGGCAAATCTCACAAGAAGGTAATTCCTTCACATTTACTTGGTAAATCCAACTCTAACCCTTATGATAACCTCATAAGGGCTTTTTATTATATGTAGCATAGGTACAATTGATGGCCTTATATAATCCTAATTTCGCTAACTCAGTTACATAGTAATATGCCTGCTTACCGGCAAAGTAATTTAATACCAAATCTAATATAGAGCACTAGACTAATAACCAGAGCACCCAAATTTTAACATATCGCTAATCCAAGTTACTGAAAGAGCTAATCCAAGTTACATATCTAAGTTACTTAAACTACTAACTACATTTATCATATACCTCATACAGTTTATATACATATATTGCTTAGAAGAGAAATCGAAATTTAACAGGACCTTTTTCACAAATCCCCGCCAACTCTGCCTTAATCACTTTCAATAACATCTAAATTACACCAACAATGGCCTCAATTTACACAACCATCACCCCTACACAACCCCTACACAACCTCTGCAAATTTTTTGACAAATTTACACAAAATTTTAGAGAAAATTTGAAAAAATAAATACAATAGAGAAATTTTGATTCTAACGAATTAAAATAATTAAATGATATAATTATACCAATCTTAAAAAATAACTCGTTAGAACGCAAATAAAAGGGGTTATTTCAAATTTTTGAAATAGAATCTTATTATAATAAAGAATATACACGCATACGCGTAAATAATATAATTTTTGAAATATGCAAATTTTTATAATTAAAAAAATTAAAAATAAATAATTTCTTGATTTATATCAAAAATAATAATTTTCTGAAAATTTTTCTCTAAAAAGCTTGTTTATTTCAAAAATAGTCTGTATCTTTGCAACGAAGTTAATAAATAAAAGTATTAGAAAGTTAGTTAATAGTTAAAAAGTCTTTCAATCGTCTAACTGAAAATACTAATATAAAATAAAAAACGAACGAAAGCACATTTATGACAAAAAAGAATAATAAAGTAAATGAGAGTGCAAACGTAGTAGTTAACAATCAAAAAGTATCTGCAAAAGATATTCTATCAAATTTGCAAAAAGAAACAAGCGGACTATTAAAAACAAGTTTAGGTACAAAAAGGGAAAGTATCTACAAAGTAGAAATTTTTGCAGATACAACAGAAAAAGAAAAGAAATCTTTACGTAAAAAGTTGAGAAATACTTTATTTTCTCTTTGCTCGTCTTTAATTGACGAAAAGGACCAAACAAAGAAAAATAAATTGATTAAGTCTTTCAACGACTTTTATAAACAAGTTTACGTAAATAATGATTATTCTTTGCAATCTGTTTGCAACGAAAATTTGAAAGCAGAGAAAAAAGAAACTTTGCAAAAGGCCTTAGATATTTGCAAAAAGTAAATTAAACTTATTAGAGTGCTTAACTTTAAGCACTCTAATATAAATTAAAAGAATATGTTAGAAGTAATTATTTTATCTTTATTAGTTGGTTATATTTTAGGTATAGTAGT